ACGGTACAACAGACGGTACAACAGACGGTACAACAGACGGTACAACAGACGGTACAACAGACGGTACAACAGACGGTACAACAGACGGTACAACAGACGGTACAACAGACGGTACAACAGACGGTACAACAGACGGACACATACAAGAATGTAAAGAAGATAAAGAAGGGAAAGAAGATAAAAATAACCCCCCCCCATCGCGGGCGGGCGCGAGATTCGGCGGCGACGTGCCGACCGCCAGGCCGGACTGGACATACGAGCAGTACATCGAAGCCACGAAAAATCTTGAACCTGCGTTTCAGGTTTTGTCAGAACAGGTGATCATCAACGCGCTGCAAGGACAATCCGATCCGGCTATGAGATCCAGAGGTTGGAATGAGTTTGCCATGGACGTGATTGGAAGTGTGGACTCAATCCCAAACCCCGGCAAGATGCTGCGACGGTACATCCAGTATGCGGACCGCAGCGCACCAGCGGCGCAGCTGCCGACGGGACGGAATGGCAAAAAGCTGTCCACTGGAGAATTAGTCATGCTCAAAATCAAGGAGATGGAAGATGCAGGCAAATATGTCGGTCAATGATTTTCAGAGTCTCTGGTGTCAGTATTTTGTGCTGCCGCGAAACTGGACGGAAGAGAAGATTGCCAGCGGGGAAAGTCCGCTGGTGCATTTCGGCAAGTGGCTGAACCATGACTGGGTGAAGCAGGACAAGATGAATGAAGTGCTGGACGATCTGCGCCGCCAGGCAGGATCGGATAAGAATTATCCAAGCCTCTTTGCAGTGAAGGACGCCTACGCCAAGGCCAACGGCGGCGCCGGTTATTCGGCGGGCAAGGCGGCGGAAGGCTGCTCCTGCTGCGATCATACCGGCCTGTTGTACGCGCCGGTGGCGTTCAAGTGGGAAGGCACCAAACAGCACGCCTTCATTGTCAAGCAGGAGCAGGCTCACTATCACCAGAGCCGGGGGTGGAACATCGATGTATTCGTGTATCCATGCAAGAACTGCGGCCTGGGCAGGGCAGCGCAGCACAAGGCGTTTCGTGATGTCTCGCAGAAAATCCTTGACCTGGCATTCGATGCCAGGGTTTCGCCGGTGCAGTTCTATAAATTCATGAACAACGGATATGCGGCATGAGGCGCCTGTGGGAGTTTGCAGCGGGGCTGTGTCTGTCGTGGCCAAGCTGGAGGCTGATGATAATAGACTGTGGCAAATGCAGATTAGTCAGAGTCTGCAGACGGACAGTTACAGGCCGTATGTTATGCAGTGAATGCCACCAGCAACAGCGGAAAAAAAAGATGAATCTCCTGAAAAAAATTCTAAAAACACTTTTTCGCCTGGAAAAACACGTTGCGATCAGCAACCACCCTTCTGCCGCCGCGCTGTATTGCGAGTGCGGCGGCATTATCGCCGCCGATTGCGAAAACATGTTCTGCACCGAGTGCGGGAGAATTGTCGAATGAGAACCCGTGCAATGACCAACGACGAATTGAGAGACGTGCTGGCGGCGTTCAGCGGCTCTGCCCGCGCCCGCAACCGTGCGCTGATGATCATGCAGGCCACAACGGGGCTGCGCATCAGCGAGGTGCTGTCGCTGAACGTAGGTGACGTGGTTGCGGCCGACCGCGTCCGAGACGTTATCACGATAGAGCGGCACAACCTCAAGAACGGCAAAAAATCTGCCCCCCGCCCTGGCAATATCGAGCACATTATCAGGCGCGTCGAGGAGAATCTTGATATGCTGCTGGCGGATGTTATCCCCGGCACAGAACTGGATCGGATTTGCCGTTCGGCCGCCCGGCAAATCCGGGGCAAAAAGACCGTCAGCATTGATTCCCGCACGTTCCGGCTAATGCCGATGGCCTGGGAGGCATTGGATGCCTGGTGGATACAGATCCGGGCGCAGGGGCAAATACTCAAAACATGGCCGTTTTTTTGCACGACAACAGGCAAGAGGCTGAGTCGTGTCGGCGCATACAAGGCGTATAGGTCTGCGTATCGCCGCGCCGGGCTGGATGACAGCGGGCTCGCCACTCACGGCCTGCGCAAGACGTATGCCCGCATAGCACACGATCACCTGAAAAGTCTCAAGGCATCAGGCACCCCGGTCAATATTCTGCTTGAGATGCAGAAGCTTCTCGGGCACGCGAAAATAACATCGACCACCAGCTATGTGCAGACAGATGAAGAGATTCAGAATGGCGCATTGGATGCCATTGAAGATGTCGTGAGGAGCCTGTTATGCGAATGAGAACATTTTTATCCGTTGCCGATGTGGCGGAAGAGCGGCAGATCAGCCGCATGACCGTGTACCGGCACATTGCTGCCGGCACTCTGAGAGCGCACCGGTATGGACGCGCATTGCGGATTACTCCGCAGGATGCGGCTGACTGGGATCGCAGGTGCTGCATCACCAAACGCCAGGAGGACGCAAGTGAATTGGGATAATCTGATCGATGAAGTGGCGGCCCGGCAGGAAAACCGGCCGGTGCGCACCCGCAGCGTCGGTATGCCGATGTTGACAAAGGCAGAATTCAGGATAGCCATGTTTGCGCGGCAACAGGCTATCAAGGATGTAGTGATTGAGCTGAAACGCAAACTCAAGGCGGCAATGGAGGCGCACAATGAAAACAGCACGGTATGAAGAGAGTGTCAGGCGGACGCAGTGGCCAGTATTAGATCCGTTGACGATCGATGACGCAGAGTTTCTGTTCCGCATGGCGTGTCATGTTATCAAATGCGGCGCCAAAGTGGCTCTCTCCTACCGCAAATGCTCCAGAACCAACAGGCACATGCTGGTGCTGGAGCGCGGGTTGTTCGTGGGCGAGCGGCTGCTGGCGTGCGAGTCGTGCCTGCATGTCTGGCGCGAATCCTACGGCGCTGAGCCGCCGCCGTCGCCGCGCTGTCAGCTGTGTCAGGGGCCAGCTAAGATCGTCGTCGAGAACACAGGAGATACGGATGATGCAGCTTGACCAGGCTGGGGGAGACTTGCTTCAAACGCCGGTTCTACCTCGACACGTGGCCGTGGGGAGGGCGCATCTGGAATATCGGAATCTTGCACCACCAAGTCAGCTTGGATTTCCGCAAGTCATGGGTGGATGACATGGTATTCCCATCTGCGACCAAGGAAGATCGCAAGGCAGTGGACGATGCCTTAAAGGCTAACGCTCAGGGTCACGTTTTGACCCGAAGCGAAGCGGAGGGGCAATAACGTGGACCCTGTTGTTGTGCTCTTTGTCCGTGCCGACAGCATCTACAAGACGCTGCCCGGCGTGGACTGCTACGACGCCGAGCGCGACGCCCGGACGTGGCCTGGCGGTTGCCCGGTGGTGGCGCATCCGCCGTGTCGGACATGGGGATGCCTCAAGCACTTTGCGACCGCCGCGCCTGCCCACGAGCACGCCTTGGGGCCGTGGGCGATTGACCAGGTGCGCCAGTGGGGCGGCGTGCTGGAGCACCCGAAGGGCAGCACGCTCTTCCGGGAGTGCGGCTGCGCACTCCCAGGTGGACTGCCAGACGAATGGGGCGGCATGACGCTGGAGGTTGACCAGTTCCATTGGGAACACAAGGCGCGCAAGCGGACGCTGCTGTACGTGGTCGGCACGCGAGACGTTCCAGCCATGCCGCGCCGCGCCGGCAAGCCGACGCACGTTGTTGACCGGCCCGGCCGCGCACGGAAGGCCGAGAGGCCGAACAGCGCGGGCCTGTTGCCGTGGGTGTCGCACAAGGAGCGCGAGGCCACGCCGCCGGCGTTCGCCGCCTGGCTGGTGGAACTGGCGCGGAGATGCAGTAAGCACAACGCTACGGGTGAGCGGCCCGAAACCCGCTCGGAGGACACGTGAAATCGAAGACAACGCAAGCGCGGGTTTCGGGTACGCTCGACCCGCTGGTTCGGCTTCCGAAGTGGGCGCAACGCCGGATCGCGGAACTTGAAGAACGGGTGAAGCGGGCAGAGGCGACAATCCCGTGGACTGCGCCGGGGATGGAGTGGTTCACGCTGTTCTGGCCGGGGCCGGAGCCAAAGGCGCGGGCGCCGCAAAAGCTGTTCACCTGCGGCGACGGCGGGACGCATTGCGTCTGCACGTTGGGGCCGGAAGACTACGTGTTTGTCGGGCGCGGCAAGAAGCCGAACGCCAGCCTTGACCGGCCGGCGGCTTCCGCCGGTACGGTCGGAGGCGTGGTTGGCGGAAAGGATCAACGATGAGATGCCTGTTTAAACTGAAGGAAGACCTGGGCGCGGACGCCATAGCAGTCTGCGTGGCAGGCAAAGAAGCCCGCGTGACCGTGATGGCCCGCCATGGCGGACAGGACATCGCACAGACTGCGGCGTTTTCTGTCGAGACGCTGACCGCGTTCATCGGCGATCCGTGGTTGATTGTGCGCGAAGGACTGCGGGAGTTTGCTGCCGCCAACGCGACGGATGAGGGGCGCGGTATTCCGCGTCCCTCTCCATCCGATTGTTCGCAGGGAGGTACGCTGTGACGTTGGAAGAGATCAAGGACGCCGCCGACATGGCGGAGAAGTGGCCCGGCGCTACCGTGCTGAACTTCGGGGAAGTGCCGTTTCGTGCACTTGCCGCATGGGTCGCGTTGAATCCACAACAGACCGTCGGGCCGACGGACGGCTTTGACGTGGAAAGCGTCGAAGGCATGTTCGAGGACTGGTGGAGATCGGCGACCGTAGCCGCTGGCCGGAACAATGGGCGCGTACCCACCGGTAGCATATCGGTGACAGCAGGAGAGACTGCACATATTGATTCTGCGAACAACGAGATGAGCGGCGGGCGATAGCCCGTCCGTCTCCATCGCCTGGTTGGCCGATGGGCTGGCCTGGCGGAAGGAAAACGAGATGCAAAAACCGCAATGGCTAAGAGACAAAGAAGAACAGCAAAGACGGCGACGGCGGGCCGGGTACGCGGTGATGCTGGCAACGTCCGTAGGTGCCGTTTGGTTTGTGCTTGGACCGCTCGTAGCATTATTTGCAGCCGGGGCGGCTCTGGCGTTTTGGCTAATCGTAATGTGAGGATCAAAAATCATGGCGACTATGCCTAAAGCTACAATCGAAATTGATGTGCCGCTTGTCGTGCGCCGACTGGACGCATTATACGAAGCGGCAGTCGAACTGATGATCCCGCACGCCACGACCGACGTGCTTGGCGACTTGACGCGACTACGTCGATATGTTGACGCCGGGGCTGGCCCAGCCAACGGACATCCGTTTCACTGGCAGTTCCTGGAAGCGCTTATCGACGAAGCGACGTTGAGGGCTCAAGAGGCCAACATAGACATTTAGCAACAGTTGTTTTAACCCGCCCTTAAAGGCAGAACAAAACAAGGAGAACTAACCATGAGCATAGACGCAAGACCAGAGATACCACAACCACGCAAGGCGAAACAAAGGCGCGGTTTTCTCTGTACGCCCTGTCGCCTTGTTGGCGCTCCGCAACAAAAGGAGACGCCATGACTACGAGAAACCGCGCTATGAGCCGTCCCGTCGATGGGCTTGTTCGCCGTGCCTGCGACGGTTGCGAGCATCAACGCGAAGATGGGCGATGCAGGAAACCCCGCCGGGCGTGGCGTAGGAGCGCAAATGGGGCGTCGTGTGTTTGTGGATACGTCGAACATAGACATTCAGCAACAGTAACATTAATCCGCCATACAGGCGGAACAAACATGGAGAATGAACATGATCGGCAAATACTACGGCGGCGGGATTGAGAAAAAAGCAATGACGATGGCAAAGCGGCGTGGCCGATTTGTTATGCGTTTGCGGTTGGCTGTTGTAAAGGGCGTTTGCAGTCTGCTACTGCCGCGTAATGTGTGGGTAGGGCTGCATTTTGGTGCGTACACGCAGAAATGGTCTGTGTATTTCGGACAGCTGGACAATCGTGGCGTGCTACAAGGGCTTAACGAGCGCGAGATATTGGAAGACTACTCTGCTGCTTCCGAACTGAACAAAAAAGGAGTAAGAGACAATGGCAATGACTAAAGCAAAAGGGAATATGTACGACTGGGTAACACATACCCATGCGCATTTGGCAGGACAATGTGCCAATCAATGTAGCTATTGCTATGTCCAAGCAATGGAGAAGCGGTTTCGCACTGGTAAGTATTCGGGCGAAACGCACTTGATTGAGAAGGAACTTCATATTAATTACGGCAAGGGTCGCAAAATTTTCATTGAACACTGTAATGATTTGTGCAGCGATGGCGTAGCTGATGATTGGATTAGGCAGATTATGGCACATTGCAACGCATATCCAGATAATCATTATGTTTTTCAGACACGTGACCCAGGACGATTATTTTTCCTGGAAGGTTGCACAATGCCGCCACTGTTCACGGTTGGGACAACACTTGAAACGGATTATTCGTTGTTATCTAAAGTGTTAAGTTATGCGCCTACACCACAAGAGCGAATAAACGGCTTGCAACGGTGGCGGTCGATATGCGAAACATACATTACCATTGAGCCAATCATGCAATTCAGTCTTGATGGATTAATGAAACTAATCTTGACAGCAAATCCGACATGGATAAACATTGGCGCAGACAGCAAGAAGACCAACCTGCCTGAACCGTCACGTACTGATGTAATTAGCTTAATAGACGCACTGCAATCGGCAGGGATAGAAATCCGCAAGAAAAGCAATCTTGCACGAATACTTGGTGAATAGGCAATTAACTGGAATTATTATCATGAAAACATACAGATGGGATAATTTAATTCGCCGTCTTTCCGTAAGGTGGTTCAAAGGTTGCATATACGTGTTTCCACATTTAGCATGCGACCGTGAACCAGGATGCTGGGGCTATCCCGGTTGTGTTTGGATATCGATCGGCTGGCTGCGCTGGACTATACAAATCAGCCTGTACACCGGCGCAAGGAAGATGCCGCTACCTCCTTTGCCGAGCCCAGAAATAAAGGACGGCGGTACGAAGTCTACTGAATCTGATTGTTCGGGTTTACCTCGTGTCAATATTCGCTGCGAATGTTCAGATGGAATCGTTCACGGATCAACGAGTCTCAATGTGGTTCGCGTTGAACAAGAGGACGACGGCACCTTTACAGCTGTTACAGATCATTGGCCGAACGGCCAAGTTGACAGGCGCGGTTTTCTTTGTACGTCCGGTCGCCTTGTTAGCGCTCCGCAACAAAAGGAGACGACGATGGACACAGCAGAATGGATCGTGAAGGTAATCGAGGACGATTTCACCGACCGCCGCGGACTCCGGCAGGAGTGGGAGCAGATCGACGCTGAGATACAGGCCGAAATCCGCGCAACGTGGACGGCACTCATCCGCAAGGAACTGGCGAAGGAACATTTAGCAACACTTATGCACAACAATCAACAAAGGGAGAAATGGTCATGATACTGCATATAACTGAGCAGCAAACATTGCCACGAATAGAAAAAGGCATCGACTACGGCATCAAACGAAACGTGCTTGCCGTACACGGTTCTTTGAAACTGGTATGGATACCCGGACATTCGGCATGGCAGGACAGATTGACAGGCTATGCTTATAAACATGGCCTCTTGGTTGTTATAGACACAGAAAAAACTAATCCGTCAAACACTAAATACGTGACACACAGCCACTATGCAGATGACGAAAGACCATACAGGCTAAGCAAAGCGACACTGGAATATTATGCAAGAGAAATCTCTGTCTATATGGATATTCCTGCTGAATATGTCCCGCAGCTTTACAAACGCGGGAAAACCATTATTATCAATGACCCGCCAACAGAAAGCAAAGGAGCAAGAACAATGAGCACCGAGATCGAAACAAAAATGACAACGCATACAGCCACGGAGTTCTGGGGAGGGGATAATCGAGGAGTATGTTTGCGGATAACGGCAACCGACTCTGTGAAAATATGTGACACAGTACCTCAGCAGATGCAGGAAGAGGGGCATATCCAATTGACAATGGAAGAGGCTGCCTCGTTGTGCAACACCCTCAACGCTTTCGTAAGGCGAGAGGCCATGCGAAGACAGGAGCTGTTTAAGGCGGAGATTGAAAAATTGAAGATTGCAGAAGAGACGGTGTTCCACGAGGTTGCGAGAATCCCTTCGGAATTAGTGACAGGACATGATCTGGCGGTGCAGATGGTATCCGCGTTCTGTCCGAAGGCACCTGCCGCAGATCTAATCGGCTAGACAATAAGCAATATATTGTCCGACATTGCGGTACGGCTGCCGCTACTCATTGCCATCCTCTTCCGCCTCGCGCTCGCACTCGGCGCACAGATCCGCCCCGGCGTCGCACGCCTCGCCGCACACGTCGCACTTGCTCCCGGTGCCGTCGCACTCGAAGCACGGCTTCCCCTTGCCGCCTTCGCCCGTTCCCTTACAAGCTTCGCATTTCATCGTCTTTCTCCTTTGTTTTCGGAACACCCAACAAGTGATTGCAGACTAGCGACAGACTGGAGAAACGCTGTCCATGCGCCCTGGTCCTGAATCGTGTGGCGATCCAGGAACGCGGCGGGGCACGCTTTCCAGAATGCCTGCTTCTGTTCCGACATCCAGACGATGAAACCGCACATGCACCCGCCAGGCCATTCGGCTCGATCATGTTCCATCATCTCGTTTGGCGTTCTACCGTGTGGATGCGCCCGCACTGCGGGCAGACGGCGCGGCTCATCGCCGCACCCACCGCAACGCCGCGTCGGTCAACGCTCCAACGCAGCAGAACCGGCGGTGCGCGAACGTCGGCTTTCCGCCGTCCGTGGACCGATGGACGTTCCACGCCGCGTAACAGGTCAGCGGCTTGCCCCACTCTCCGGCTTGCACGGCGTCATTGGCCGTGCGGTGCAGGCACTCCTGCACCGGCGCGGCGAACACGCCGAAGCACGCCTCGGCCCCGTGCTCGGCTGCCAGGCCCAGCAACGCCGACAGGACGGCGTTCAGGTCGCCGTCATCGGCCAGGTTCATGGCCCCCAGCCGGAAGCCATCATCCTGCGCGGCGATCTCGAATCCCATCGCCGCCACTTCCGCCACCTGCGCCGCGCTCGGCGCGTGGCGCGAAAACCAGATTGCTTTTTTCATGTCTCTATCTCCTTTTGGTTCACAATCCCAACGCCGCAAACGCGGACGCCATCGCGTCCTGCGCCAGTCCAAGCCCACGGCTTGCCTGCTCCGCCTCGTGGGTCGCCCACGGGCGCACGTAGAATCCGGACGATCCGACTTCCGCCGCGTCCCTGTCGGACGCCGCGCAGACGGCAAGGTCGCCGTCCGCTTTCAAAGCGCACACGCACACCGTGCGCCACCGGCCCCGGCCCTTGTAGTGGCCAGCACCGTCATGGCTCTGACACACGGCTGCCAGCGCCACCCGCGCCCCGTGCTCGCTCGCCCCGACGGCGAGAAACACCACCGTCTCCGGCGAGTACGGGCTGTTGCCCGCCGCCCCGCTCGCGGGCTTTGGGGCATCCGGCCCCAGCCGCTCGGCAATCGCGGCCTCGGCTGCCGCCCGTTCCGCCTCGGTCACTTTCTTCGCGTCTTCGATCTTAGTCATGTTCCGATCTCCTACGCCTTGCCGGGCCGCTCACCACTCACAGGCAGGTGACGCCTTTTCTCTCTCAGGTGTTGGACATGCGCGTAACATGTCCTAGCGCATTGATGGCGTACTGCGGCACTGCCCGGCGCCCTCCCAGCCAATGCTGGAGGGCTTTTTCAGACACGCCGATGTATTCGGCGGCGGCGGCCTGGGTCATCCCAGCCGCGGCAATCAGGTCGCGCAGTTCCTGGCGGCGATGATCCTCCTCGTCATCATCTTCGCTCAACGCCTCCCATCCGGCGTCCGGCTCCTGCTCCGCCATTCTCGCGGCACAGCTCTCGGCAGATTTCTGCTCCATGTCGTGACCGGCAAGATCGCCGGCATTATTGGCAACAAACCATGTTTTGTTTTCCATTTTTCCTTCTCCTTTTTTGTCTTGCCAACTTTTACACCGCGCCCGCCGTTCTGTTCAAGCGCGGGCGGCGGCGATTTCCGCGGCCAGACGATCGGCCGCCTGGCGCAGGCGACGGGCGGTCGTCTGGCTGCTGATGCGCGCCGCTTCGGCGTTGACTGCGGCCAGGTGGGCGTCGGCCTGGGGGCTGCGCAGAAATTCCATGCGTCGCCGCTGATTCTCGGCCTCAGCCTGCCTGTCGGCCTCGATCCTGCGCAGAAATTCCATGCGTCGCCGCTGATTCTCGGCCTCAGCCTGCCTGTCGGCCTCGATCCTGGCGGCGAGTTCGCGGCGTTCGGCCTCGCGGCGGCCGCGCAGTTGGGCGAGCATCCGCTGGTCTGCCGCCGTCATCGCCTGCTCGCGGTCTCCTTCCCAGCCGCAGCTGCACGCCACCCAAAACGGGACATGGTTGGCGCTGGAGGCCGTTGCCTGCCGTTCGCAGACCGGGCATACCGCCGGCTGCTCAAACAGGTCTGCGATCAACTCGTCTGGGCTGGCCGCGTTAGCTTCAATTCTTGTTGTCATGTTCATTTCTCCTTGTTTTTGTTTTTGTTTGCCCGGTTTTTCCTGTCCATGTCTATACAATATCCCTACAGCGTAGGTATTGCAAGCGGTTTTTCAAAAAAAGTTTGAGGCTAAATCATAAAAAATCAAAAAAAATGCCAAAATCGGTGAAACAGTTCACCGACATTGAGCATAGTGGGGGGGGAGTGATACGAGAGTGTACGAGTGTCAACGTGTGTTAACGCCGGCTTTCGATGTTGCATTATGTTGCATTTATTTTGCGCTGCCGCCGGGGCAACGCCTATAGCCCATCTTCCCGACGGCGATTTGATCTCGGATATGCGCTCTGAAAAAAATGTCCCTGCACCCCTGCCAGAGCTGCGATATTGTGCAGCATGAACACAGAACTGACATTCTATCTGCAACACGCATTCAATCTGGGGCATTTTTTCGGTACGATCACGGGCACGGACCTGGCGACGGGCTATGTCGCCACCCTCCCCGACCTCTGGGCGGGCGATTCATTCATCCTGCAGGTTGACAGCTTCGACTTCTGGAGCGACGTGGCCGCCGACCGGGTGAAGTCGAACATGGAAGGCGCAACGGCCAAACTCTACCTGACGTTCCGCAACATGGGCGACGAACCAACGCTGCTGTCCACCGGCACTGTCACCGAGAGCGCGACGGGCGAGGGCTACGACCGGCTGACCTTCGGCGTGGCCGCCGATGCCATCCCGGACTCGTTCCAGGCCAATCAGGAATGCGTGTTGTATTTCGAGGTCACCGGGACAACGACGCAGCGGAGCGCGGGGCAGTACCTGTTCGTGCGCGGTCCCATCGGCAACATCGACCGAATGCCGGAGAGCCGGGACATCACCAGCAGCATCGACACAATCGACGCGAACACGGAACTGACGGCCTATCGCGGCGACCGGACGGTCATCGGCGACACCAGCAGCGGCAATGTTGCGCTGACGGCGCCGGATCCAGACGAGTACGCGACGCAGCACCTGATCATTGTGAAGGGCGCGGCGGCGAACTCCCTGACGGTGACCCCGGCGACGGACACGACGTTCAACGGAGTCGCGGAAACAGTGACGCTGACGGAAGTCGGCAGCGCGGTCGAGTTCATTCCGTTCGGTGCCGGTAATTTTTTGATGCTCGTCTATAGGAACTATGTCCGATGAGCCGATACATGCCGCAGACCATCGAGGTGATCACCGATTCGATCCGACTGCCAGCGGCGCCAGGCCGGCAGTTTATCATTGCGGACTCCGCAGATAAAAGCCTGGCCTTGACGGTTCCTCCGTTTTCCTCGGATAACGGGGGGATGACCATTGTCAAGGGCGCGGCGGCGAACTCGGTCACGGTATCGCCTGACGGCACGGACACATGGAACGGAGTGACGGACTCGATCACGCTGGAGAACTGGGGCGATGCCATACGAATCGTTCCAGGCGAGACCGAATACATAATGACAGTCAACAGGCAATCAGTGAGGTGACGCAATGAGACGGTTTTTTGCGATGCTCGCAATCATGGCGGCGGTGTACGCACACGCGGCCAGTTATGAATTTCTGGAAATGGGCGACGGTGTATGCAGTCAGGACATCGAGTTCACGGGAACGCTAGACCTGTCCGGGGCGACGCTGACGCTGACATCCGGGGTGACGCTCGACACCGAATGGGACACAATGGCTGAGATCAATGCGGCCACGACAGATACAGATGCGGTGCTCGACACGGACATCGGCGTTACGGTGCAGGCATACGACGCGGACCTGACCGCCTATGCGGAAATCACCCCGAGCACGAATGTGCTGAGCCTGCTGGGAGCTGCCGACTATGCGGAGGTCAAGACCGACCTCTCGCTCAACAACGTGGAGAACACGGCGCTATCGACGTGGGCTGGGACGACGAACGTCATCACCACGGGAACCATCGGCACCGGGACATGGCAGGGGTCAGTCATCGACCACGAGCGCGGCGGTCTGGAGGCGGATGTTTCGGCGTACAACGGGCTAATCAAAATCACTGGCGGCGCCAGTTCAGCGGTGACAGTGACAGCGGCGGGCGAGGCGTTGCTGGACGATGCGGACGCATCAGCGCAGCGGACAACGCTGGGCCTGACGGCGGCCGCAACGGCAGCAGTGGATAATTCGTCAGTCGAGATTGCTACCGGGACGCTGCAGCTAAAGGATGCCGGAATCACGGTCGCGAAGATTGCAACTGCGGCGCGGTTGCAGACGGCGGTTATTGTTCTGGACAGTCCAACAGCCAGTCCGACGGGTTCTGACATCGCCGACCAGGACGCGGTATGGGGCTGGATTGCCCCGGCGAATGTCACGGTGGTTTCAGCGTATGTGTCGTGCGACGCGGCCATCAGCGCGGGGGATGCGACCAATCGCTACCTGCTCAATCTGTACGACAAGACCGGCGCGGCTGAACTGCTGGCGGCGAACGTGTCGCTACAGGCCGGGGTGGCACAATACGCCTCGACCCTGGTCACCGCCGATCAGAACGCGGACCTGGACACGGGCGACGAGGTGGTTCTTAGAATCGACCAGCTCGACGACGGCAGCTCGGGCCCGGATGATTTGTCGGGCGCGACGTTTAAGATGCAGATCAACTACCGGCTGCGGTAATATCTAAACGCACAGGGAGAACGACAATGGCGACGTTCAGCAAACGGACGCGAGGACTCGATAACCAACGCCAGTATGGGCTGGCCTCGGCGCGGGCGGCGACGCTCGGCGGTAATACCGTACAGACTACGCACAGCGGCCTGATGGACATGCGCCGCCGGGAGGAAGGCGCTGCCAATCTGCGCAACTACTCTCTCATGGCGCATCAGATGCGACGCCAGAACAAGCTGGACGCGTCCGCGGTGAAACAGCAACAGTTCCAGAACGACATCACAACGCGCAGCGAGCGGCGAACAGACGCAATCGAGAAAGAAAACATCGCAGGGTCAAGGCAAAACCGGGAGCAGAGCGCGGAGATGCACCCGGAACGAGTGAAGGAAGCGAAGATCACAAACGAGGCTGGAAGAGTGAGCATCGCCGGGGCGCGGCAAGCGCAAGAGCAGAGCGCGGAGATGCACCCGGAACGAGTGAAGGAAGCGAAGATCAATAACGAACTGGGAACGGTGAGCATCGCCGGGGCGCGGCAAGCGCAAGAGCAGAGCGCGGAGATGCACCCGGAACGAGTGAAGGAAGCGAAGATCAATAACGAACTGGGAACGGTGAGCATCGCCGGGGCGCGGCAGCAGCAGTACCAGAGCGGAAAGCTGTTCGAGCACGACCTGTATCAAAGGGAAATTCAAAGCAACGCAATAGGTGATGCGGTTGCCGACGCGGAACAAGCCAAAGCGGCACAGAAAGAGTACAACGAAATTTATGGGCAGTTCTCGCCGCAGGAAAAACTCGATCTAATGGACCGTTTCCGAGATCGCTTGCGGCCATCGCTTGGCGAGGGCGCGACAACGTTGACGGAAAACGAGTTGATGGAGCAATTTCCCGGTGAGTGGGAACAGTTCGTGCTTGCCGAAGCGGGTGGCGACAAATTGGCGCAGCTTGAGCAAAAAGTGCGTGCTCTGGAAGCCATCGGCGACAAGAAAGGCGTCAAGCGGGCCAAAGACGATCTAAATACCGAACGATACCAACGCTATCAATCCCAGGCGACAAGCCTGCTGCAACGCATAGGCCAATCAGAAACCGCAGCCAACATAGAGGCAGTGGCAACGCTGCTGGCGACAGGAGCGACCCCCGAAGAGATCCGCATAGCCGTGCGGCAAAAACTCTAAACCCAACACGAACCACGAGGATGTACCATGCCCTCTCTACGCGACTCCCGCAGTAACGATGCCACCGGTGTCCCATCCATAGACGGAACTCTCGACGTCAAAACGCTCCAGGCCAAAATTCTCAGGCAGCGGCACGATCAATACATTCTGGATTCGGCGATCAAACGTGGCGCGGCACTGGGCAAAGACCATGCCGTGTTCAAGGCTGACACAAGGCCAGAGCCTGTGCTTGCTGATCTGCTCGACGCTGCGGTATTATGGGCCGACAGACGCGAGGATGCGTTTGCAGACACGCATGATCCTCGTCGCCAGGGCAATATCGGCCTGGGCGAAGCGCTGCTCCGCCGGGATAAAACCGAAACCGTACTGGGCGCGGCCAGCACACTGACGGCCGCAAATAACCCCCTGCGCAAAACAATCGGCTATGCCGCGCTGGCGGCCAACGCCGGCCAAAAGGGGATAAAAGCAGGATACAAGAAGCGGGCGATGGATGCGTATGCGGCCGGCACGGCCACGCCTGATCAGTTTGAATTTATTCACAAACAATTACAGGCCGACAAAGAACAGGCAAGCCGAAGCAAGTCGATGCTGGCTAACATGGTTGACATCGGGCTGGACTCGATGCCGTACATCGGCGAAATGGTTGCCGGCAGACGGCTGGCGGATGCCGCGACGAAAAAGCTGGCCCCGGGACTGGCAAAGATTCTGACCAACGCCCCCAAGATCAAGAAAGGCGTGACGCTGGGAACAAATCTAGCGCTGAAAGGCACGGTGCTGGCGGCGGTGACGCCACACCGGACGTATGAGGATTATGTTCGACGGCAATGGCAGAGTCGCCTCGAATCTGACAATGACGGGAAGCTGACGCTGGGCAATGCCGCCGAAAGCGAAGCTGAAAGCGCGTTGCGGGCATTTATGGGACAAGCGTTTGAGCGGTCCAGCGAGTTGATGGGTGGCTATCTGATGCGCGGCGCGGGCGCAGCCGTATCCAAGCTGCCTGGCGGCGCGAGCGCAGTGAATGCGGCAAAGAGTGGCGCGGCGCTTTTTCGCAAGGCGGTTTACAACGCATGGAAGACGGTGGACCGAACAGGGTCAATCGAAACGTTTGGGAAACAGCTGCTGAGACGGGCAGCCCGTGGTAATCTGTTCGAGGAATGGACGGAGGAGCGGGCGGCGAGTTTCCTTAATGCGCTGACGGGCAATGAGGATTTCGGATCGGAAAACCCGAAGAACGTGCTGTCCAGGCTGTGGGCAGCGGCGCGGCGCGACCTGACGCCGGAGCAGATCATCACGGAACTGGGCGGCTTTATGCTGATCCCCGGCGGCGCGGCGGTTCTTGGGTATGCTGCAGACAAGGTGACAGGTCGCCCGGCTATGACGGACGAACAGCGTAATGAGCTGAAGGCGCTGAACGATGCAATGGAAAAGCGCGATATGGCGTTGATGATGGGAGAGACGCCGGAAAGTGAATCCGGGGAAAAACTTCCGGCTGAAACAGTGGATTTAGCGTTTGTTATTATCGGTCGGCGCGGTCGGCCGGCAGAAGAACTGGGCGACGACCAGAAGCTGGAAATTGCCGAACGCCTGGGAATACCGGTGGACCAGGTGCCGGGGACACGAAGCGAGCTGGATCAAATCCGCGACTTGTACAACGAAGGACTGATGACAGATGTTGAACTCGCGAATTATGCTGAACGGCTTATTCCGCCGGAATCCGGCGAGGATGCGCTGGGGACGGACGAGGACAATGCAGATGACATAGACAATTTCATGCGCGGCCAGAATCAACCACGATCCAATGCGCCGACGGCTACAGATGCAGTAGCGTTTCTGGATAGCAACCCCGGCGCCGCCGAGCGCCTGGCGCGTCTGGAGACTCCGAGCCGGAAGCAGCTTACTGAACTATTGGGCACGGGGCACCGCTGGAACCGGTCTGAGCGCCGGGCGTTTGCCCGCATGGTACGAGAAAAAATCGAGCATCGGCAGAACGTGCTGTTGAGCACTGCGGTTTCCCGACGTGAAAGCGCAGAGGCCAGAATGGCGACGGCAGCGGCGTTCGATGCCCTGGCGGACGAGGTGTTCGGATTGCTGGAGCAGTCCGGGGCATTGCAGGACCAGCAGTGGCGCAAAGATACGGCGGAGACGCGGCAGAAGATCGACGAGGCATTGCAGCAGGACGATTTCGAGACGGCTGGCGAATTGACGATGGAGCTGCTGAAGACAGCGCGGAAGACGGCTGGCGTGACCATAGGTGACGTGAAGCGGCGGATCAACAACATGTCGGTGGAAGAGCTTCGCCAGGAAGCGGAGCAAATGGGGCTGGACCCGACGGGCAACAGATCGCAGCTGCGGCGGCGAGTGATCCAGGCGTTGCGCGGACAGAAGAGAGCGCAACAAGCGCAGGAGAGAGCCGATGAGCAGTACCTACAGGACGAGCAACGACCACAGGACGACGATTCAACCGCACAGCGGAAACGTAGTGCGGCAGATGTATCGATGCCGGTGCAGAACGTGCCAGGCAGGCAGGAGACACAAGCACCTGAAGGAGTGTCCGGGCGTGAAAATGAAGTCAAGGTCAACCCGTTCATCAATCGGCAGCAGTCGAAACGACCGGAAAGGCAGTGGCGGGCAAAGACGGCTGATATACGCAAGCACACGGTAGCCAAAGGCTATTGGGCAGTTGTTGATCTGGGCAGTTTAACCGGCGGCGATGGATTGCAGCAGCGCGACCGCAACAGACAGGCCAGTGCAGAACGAATCGAAGAGATGTATCGCACCTTTTTCCCGGAAGCGCTCGGGGATAGCGCAATGAGTGACCAGGGCGGAATCATCATCAACAAACGCGGTGAGATCATCGCCGGATATGGCCGCCGCTGGTTGCTCTCCAAGGTTTTGAGCAATTCAGAAAGTGCGCAGTTCCTCGCGTATATGGAATGGTTGGAGGCATTTGCAGCACAGAAACGAATCCCCAGCGCATTGTTGCGCAGTGTCGAGCAGCCTGTGCTGGTCAGGGTTGTCGAAGATTATGACGGTGACAATGTCGGTGACGATAAAAAATTTGCGGACGAGTCAAATCGGCCTGTTGTGCAGGGAATGTCTGAAACTGAGCAGGCATGGTTCGACGCCGACGTAATCCTGGAGAACAATCTGGCCAAATTGCTGGATGTCCCCGTCAACGGCGACATGGGTGCTATGCAGAACGCTGCCTTCTGGAGAGCGTTTCTGCGGTTGACTGATGCCGGCGCGGCTATGACCACGACGGATGGCACTCCGGTGGAATCATTTCAACGACGCATGAACAGGGCAGCCCTGGCGGCTTTGTTGAAACACAGCGGTGCCCAGCGCGAGCTGGTGACGTTCATCCTGGAAAACAATGAAGACCCGCAGATCAAGCGCGTGGCGAAAGGGGCAGTAGCCGCCGCCCCCGGGCTCTTGCGAATTTCCAAAACTCATGCTAAATTTGACATAATCCCGCTGCTGGGTCGAGCCATTAAGGAATTGGTACATGCCCGCCAGTCCGTGAACAATGGCACTGCCGCCAATGAACATGCGTATTTCCGGCAGTATGGCCTGTTCGGCGCAGACGATACCGCGGCGCAGCGCCTGACGCTGGCGTTGCTGGAGTCCAAAGCGATCGAGGACGTTAAAAATTTGCTGGGCACATATACGCGGTCTGTCGAGAGCATCGACGAGCGCACACCAATGTTGTTCAGCCAAAACGAAGTGCCCGAAGAAACACTGATTGATATACTGACAGGAGCAATAAGCAATGCAGAACGAGAAAAACAATTCAGGCGACAGGATGGTACCGATAACAGTGGACGGACTACTCCAGTTCTCGATGAGACAGGTCAATCCGGCGATGGAACGCCGAGTATCAAAACAAATCAAACGGTTGAACCGGAAGCAGCAAAACCGGCAACAAGGCCGGCAGATCAAGCGAATCCCTATCTTACCATGCCCATAGAGCGCGTAAGAAGCGACGCGGAATATGGCGTAAAACTGGCCATTGCCGCGCTTGCCGAGCGTGAACCCAAAACGACGACCCAGCCGCCGAAACCTGCAACGGAACCGGAACCCCAGCCCGAAACTACTCCAGCCGCGCCGGAACTGACGGCGTACCGCGCCTGGAACCCGGAGCGGAAGCGTGAAGCGCTGGTAGTGCGGTTGAACAGAGTGGTTCCGCGTGATGTGTTCGATAAACTGCTTGCCCAGGCCAAAGCGAACGGCGGACGATATTCCAAGGCATCATCCGGCGGAGCTGTGCCAGGGTTCCAGTTCGATACGATCGGGGATATGCAGCAATTCTTCCAAGCGGTGAATCCCGATGCGGACGTGAAGCCGACGGTTGACGAGTTTGCGAAGACCGCACAGCGCGACTACCGGGCGCGGTATTCAGCGGCCCAGATCACGACCGGCGAAGGCTATGCCCGGAGCATTGTGGACCAGAGCCTGGAAAGAGCGGAGACTGAGCGCGACCAGTTCAAGGCCGGAAACCCCACGCCCTGGAACGACGAGCAGAAGGCGAAGCGGGCGGCGCTTCAGGAGCGGGTGAACTACTGGCAGCAGCTTGACCTGGCGCTTGATCGGGAGATCGACGGCCGGATGCAGTGGGAGCTGGAGCAGATCACGGCGATCATCGACGGGAAAGAGCTGGCGGTGGATACCGATGCCGCAACAGGACCGGAGGCGGAAGAGAATCCGGACGGGCGGGCGCAGGCCAAAGAGCCGTGGGAGATGACGAAAAAGAAAACCAATGCTCCCACCGAATATGCGCCTACGAATTTATGGAGGGTTGTCCTTGACCAAGTAGAAGCTGACCGCCTCAATTCTGGAGCCGGGGCAGAACTGGCAAAGCGCTTAAACATAGAGCGGCCTACGTATAAAAAGGGAGATACCGTAGACCTCTATGGCTTTAAGGGCGAAGCCATGCACAAGAGAATAATCGAAAGAGCACTCTCCGAAGGCAAGCCCGTCCCCGCCGAGGTGCTTGCCGACTACCCGGACTTGCAAAAGAAGGCGCACCCAGCCGCCGCCGCGCTGAAAATATCTGACTTAGCCAACATATCATGGGATACGATTGAAAACTTTAAGGAATATGATGGAATTGCAAGTAATGTCGGAACGACGTTTCGGTCTGCCGAATACATTGCCATTGACAAAGACGGCAGCGAAAACAGGTATATTGTTAAAGTTGCAAGGAAAGTTTCTGAAAAAGAAATCATCTCTAGCAAGTTAGAAAACGCAAAAAAAACGACAAAGCAACTTCAGGAAACAGGCGCAAGAGGAAATAGCATTTCAGCGATGAGAAAGCACGAAGAGATGCTTAGAAGGTCTCTTGATAAAGAAGGACAACTTCGTAAGTCCCTTAAAGTCGCATCAACAGAAAACCCGCAAGATGTAACTACGATTGAAAACAAGGGTAAAACAAAAAATCAAATAGAAAATGACAAGCAAAATCTTGAAACAAAAGCAGACTCAAGGCCGTCTGGAGCATGGGTTAAAAAGTTGCTTCCTGACGAAAACACATACAACAGAGACAAGCTGTCTGACTTTTTGGAAGGCGTTTCAGAAAAATACAACGGTGCGGTTTCATGGAAATGGCAGGACCCGTTAAGCAAAATTGGAGCGCTTTCAGAAGCAGACGAAAATGGTAGGCAACTAATTGATTACGACAAGTTGAAAAAGGCATATCAAGAATCAATCGTTGCTGTGCCGAACCCATCGCAATCATCCAACCCAGCCGCCGACTACCCGGAACTACAAAAGCCGGACGGGCGGGCGCAGGCCAAAGAGCCGTGGGAGATGACGCTTGACTCGTTTTTACGCACCAATGCTGACGTGCAAACGCTTACCCGTCGCGGCGATGAGCTGTATAGCGCCACCCAAAACGGACAAGACATAGGAGATCAATGGAGGGACAATCAAGATGCCCTTAGAAAGGCGGAAGACGATGCCGGAATATTGCACAAGCAAAGCGTCCAACAGGCAATCGCCGCCGGAGAAAGCGTTGAAGCTGAAGTGGTATCGGATTATTTAGGAGAACCCTGGGCGGACGAATATTTAAGCCAACATCGGACCCCCGATCAAGGTCTGGCAAACGAAACATTTCCAAAAGAAACCATAACAACACAAGACATTTTTGTCCAAGCCCGAAACACCCAAAACCAGCGCGGGAACCCTGTCAAGTCAGACCAAACCATACCTGCAAATACGCCATTGACGATCACGGGCAAGATTGAGCTTGCAGACGGTGGATTTTTGCATAGCAACATTCGCTACGTTGCCACAGATAAAAAAGGTTACACGTATCGCCTTTTCGAAGAACAATATCAGCAGTCAACAACCCAGACGGAAGAAAGCCAGGACACCCCCGCCGAGAAGTCCGGGTTTCTCAGTAATCTATCGGAAGAAGATCAGGCTCGGGGGGCGGAACTACAGAAGAAGCTACGGCGGAAGCTGGGCGGGCAAGCGACGGCGGGGATCGACCCGGAGATTCTGACCGCCGGGATCGAGTTGACTTCGCTGTATGTGAAGGCGGGAACCCGCAAGTTCGCGGCGTATGCGAAGGCGATGATCAACGACCTGGGCGAGAAGGTGCGACCCTACCTGAAGTCGTGGTACCTGGGCGCGAGGAACTGGCCGGGAAACGAAGAATACCGCAGCGACATGAACTCCGAACAGCAGCTCGACGAGATGGCCGACGACATCGTGGCGGCCATTGCACCGGAAAGCCAGGCGGCAGAGGCGGAGACGAAGACGGACAGCGAAACGCTGGAGCTGGAGTCGTATACCGAGGACGATGTGAAGCGGGAACGGGCGGAGGCGGCGGAGAAGGCGCGAAAGGAAGCGCAGCAAAAGAAGATTCGGGAAATGCAACGCGCCCGGATCGTGGACAATACAAAGGGCATCCAGGGTAATCTTCTGGGTGAAGACCAGAACCTGTTCGATGTGGCGGCGAACAATCAATCGAAAGCGAATGCCAATGCCAGCGCGGCGGCGCGGCAGGTGCCCGGCGTGATCGAGGACTTCGGGGAGAAGATCGGCGGAGCGCGGAAAGACACGGCTGGCGGGCGGCAGGTCCGGCGCAAAGGCCAGACCGACGAAGACAAGCCCACGGGCTGGCGGGCGCGATACGTGGTTCAGCAAATCCAGAACGAAACGCGCCGGAACCGGGCGACTGGGGAAATGGAAGACAGCCCGAGGAACGGCAAGTGGGTGCTGCTCGACCTGCGCAAGAAAAGCCACTCGTACCTGTCGAACGAACCGTTGCAGATTTCGCGCAAGGAGTTCGATACTCGGGAAGAGGCGGAGGAGATTCTGCCGGTGGCGGCGGTGGCGCAGAACCACAGCGTCTACGGCGCAAGCGACGGAAAGTTCACGATCTACCGCAGACTGAGCAACAAGCGAATGGTGCAGGCGGTCCCGGAGATGTTCGACAGCCGCGAAGATGCCATGAAACACATGGCGCTCCACGCGGGCGAGATACTGGACGCTCGACTGAGCTTCGGCGAGGAAGTGCTGCTCAAGCCGACGACGGTCGACCGTCAAGGCAAGGTGCGGCGGTCCGGCGATGCGACGGTCGAGGCGTTCGACGAGACGTTCGGGTTCCGTGGAGTGGAGTTCGGGAACTGGGTGAGCAAGACCGAGGAACGGCAGGAAGTGATGAACCATGCCTTCGACTCGTTCCTGGACTTGGCGGAGCTGCTGAACGTGCCGCCTCGGGCGATGTCGCTGGACGGCGAGCTGGCGATTGCGTTCGGGGCGCGGGGGCATGGCTTGCAGGGGGCGGCGGCGCACTACGAGCGCGACTACGCCGTGATCAACCTGACCAAGATGTCCGGGGCCGGGCATCTGGCGCACGAATGGTGGCACGCGGTGGATCACTACTTCGCCCGGCAGGACGGAATCGCCACCAGCGAAAAGACCGCGAACCAACGCGGGGATATGACATACGACCCCAAGAAATCGAGCATGGCGACCGAAGAGCTGAGGCGGGGCGGGGCGAGCCAAGTGCGGCCAGAAGTTCGGGATGCGTTCGATAACGTCGTGGCGACGATGCTTTCAAAGGCGGAAACCTATGTAGAGGACACGGAGAAGGCCGAAAAGTGGCTGGGGAAGGCGAGAGACCGACTGGATGAGGAATTGCAGGGAATCCGCAACAACCTGGCGACCGAACAACGCTACGGCAAGCGGTTCACGGCCCCGGCGACCCCGGAGCAGTTGGCGCGATTCGACGAGCTGGCGCAGACGCTGCTGAACGGTGAATCGCTGGACACGGAGTGGATGGAGGACGACGCGGCGACGAAGCGGCGAAAAAACAAGTACTTCGCCGGACGGCACACGAACAAAGTGCTCGAAGAGATGAGCGCGATCTACAAGGCCGTTCGCGGCAGGACCGGCTTCAGCGAAAGCAGCGACAGCACGTTCATCCGACTGCGTGGCGTGATGAGCCGCTATCAGGACCGCATCGAGACCATGGAGGAAGGTCGCAAGGAAGTCGTCAAGGAAAAGAACGTTCCGACCGAGTTCCGGCGGCAGGCCATGGCGGCGGATCAGGCGCGGACGGATAAATACTGGTCGAGCAACCCGGAAATGGCGGCACGGGCGTTCGCGGCGTATGTTGAAGACAAGCTGACGACGGCCAGCGCGAAGAACGACTTCCTTGTCTACAAGGCCCATGGAACGGTCTTCGTCCCCATCTACCCGGAAGGTTTGCTGAAACCGTACCCGGAGGGCGAAGAACGCCAGGCGATCAACAAGGCATTCGACAAGCTGTTCGACACGATCAAGACCCGCGAGACGGAACGCGGAGTCATGATGTACGCGGATTTGACACCAAGACAAGGAGGACTCGATGAACAAGACATCTCTGAAACAGTTGCACGTGAATACGCCGGACGGAACACGGATGCACCTTCCGCTCAACAGCGTCGGCAAGCCCGACAGACATGGCAGAAGGCTCTTGCGCAGGCAAAACAAGGAGATACCGAAGGCAACCTTGCACGTGTTCGACTCGATGGGCGATGGGCATCTTCGGCGGCTTTCCGAGGACTAGATTCCATCGCCCGGCGGAACGGCGCGACTGCCGTGCCCGTCACTCTGCCGGTTGCCGCCCAGGGCGGGTTCGCCCAAGGTGACTCGGTGTTCATTGCCGACACTCCGGCGGCGGAGAACTACCTGGTGCATGAGGTGGGGCATGTGTTGGCCGAACGCGGCGACCGGGACGTGACGCGGCTGATCGATGCGGTTGATCAGAACAGCCCGGCGTTTCGCGAGGTGGCCCGTGGCTTGTTCGAGAGCCGGGACATCCAGCGGCGGTATTATCGGGACGCGATGAACCGGCTGGGGTTGACCGACGCGGACATTGCGGACACCGCAAATCAGCAGCGGGTGATCGACGCGGCAAACCGTGCGGTGGCGGAGGAAATCGCCATGGCCTATCTGTCCGGGCGGAACGACCTGGGCAAGGCGTTTGCGGACTCCGCAACGGCGGAACGGTTGCAGGCCAAGATCGTGAACCGGATGATGAACGCCACCGACAATCCCAGATTTGCGGACCTCGCACCGCGTGGACGAGTTGAAAAAATACAAATCCACACGACCCGTCGTTACGTGACAAGCAATTATCAAGAAGACTTTGACAAAGCGAAAGCCGGAAACGCAGACGCGGCAGCCAGGCTCATTGAAAACACTATTAAACCGGACAAGATAAAAAAACTTGCATCTCGCCACCCGAACGCAATCGTGTGCGCTGTTCATGCCGAAGAAGCGTCAGGTAAAAACGCAATTCCTCAGACGTTCGCAGAAGCCATCGCTCAGATCGGCAATTTGGAGGTTGATCGCGAAATCGTGCAGGCTTCCAAAGTTTTTCACAGAGGCAAAGGCGCGGCCTATCGGTTGGCCAACCGCCCGACTTTTGCCGGAACAGTTCAACAAAATCGGGAATACATTATTGTTGACGATCATGTTACAGCAGGCGGTACTCTTGCTGCTCTTCGTCAATACATCGAGCAATCCGGCGGCATAGTGGTTGATGCTTGTTGTTTGACAGCATCGCACGGCAGCACTACATTGGAATTGACAAAAAACACAATGTCAAAACTTCTGGAGAAGTTCGACCATGTTAAACTCTACCAACTCATCAAAGAATTCAAAATCGGAAACTCTCCCTCCGCTCTCTCCGAAAACGAAGCCTGGTGGCTACTCCGAAACCGGTCTGTTGAAGCCGCAAGAGATCGACTCATTGCGGAAAGACAAACAACGGATTCACAACGCCATGAAAGGCCGCTTCCAGCATCTTCGATAATTTCCACCGATCCCGTGACCTACGACGACGCGGGCAACGTGATCCCGCTGTCCGAACGGTTCAATGAACTGAGCGACGACATCCGTCGGCAGCACGTTAACCACGGCACTCCGCATATCTGGCAGCCGGAGCCGGGTTTCCCGCATGGCAGGCCACGCCTGGACATGATCGGGACGGGGGAAGGGAATCAGTCATACGGGCATGGAATATACTTTGCGGAGAGGGATGATGTAGCGAAAACGTACATCAATGCAAACGCTCGCAAAGGCTACCATCAATTTGAACACGATGGGGCAACGTATTCCTCAATGACGAATCGCAGCGGAAAGGGGGCGTTCTACAAAAACGGCAATTTGATCGACAAAGTTGAATACGATAAAGCCCATGCAATAAGCGGGCAATCCCTCTACAAACTCGACATCCCCGACGACGTGATGCCAAAGCTGCTGGATTGGGACCGGAATGTGTCTCCTGAAAATGCTGCCAAAATTAGGAGACAAGCAGAGCGTGAAAACATAGACATTAAAGATTTAACCATTGGCTCCACGTCCCTTTACGACCTAAACGATAACGAAGGACTTGGCTACGCTCTTGGCAAGGGAGGCACTTTCTATAACAATTTAAGTGCAGTTATAGCTGAACATTTCAATGAGAAGGCTGGCGGTGATGTGTTTTGGCCATCCGATAAAGAAGCCTCAGAATTTCTCGCTCGCGCAGGCATCCCCGGCAACACCCACGGCGGCGTAAGCCAGGGGGCCACGGGCGCAAAATATGTGATATGGGATCAATCCGTCCTCGACCGCATCGCCCTTCTTGAACGCAACGGCGAGAAGCTGGACGCGATCCGGGAGGCGGAGATTGATCGGCAGCACAAGATTACCACCATGGACCAGCTTCGGCAGGAAGCTCTGGAATACGGATATGCGGACCCGGACTTGACAGCGCAAGAACTCATCAGTAAGATAATCGAATCAGGAGGCGACCCCAATGTCAACTACGAAAAACTCGAACGGCAGCAAGAAAGTGATCGGGCGCGACCGCGCACCGATGGTTTCGGTGAAGGTGGGCGGAATGCGGTTCACTCCGAGAATGGAAAAGCAGGCCGACGGCACCTGGAAACCCTGCAAAGGCTTTCAGGACTTTCAAGCGGACTGCAAGAAAGAACTCGACAGGAAATAGCTGGCCTGACGGTTGACGAAGCGGCGGCGGCATCGCCGAAATGGAGCGAGATTCGCCGCCGAGGAGAAGCGGTCGGAGCGGCGGTGATCCCGGTTCACGCGCCGTCCAACAACTGGCACGGTTCGCATTGGGACGGGTTCATCCTGGTCAACACTGCCGCGCCAAGAAACGCCAACGACGCGACCTGGGAAGAGACATTCGCCCACGAACTGTTCCACATGTTCGTGCTCGACTCCGAAGCCCCGGCGGTGTCGATGCTCGACCAGATCGACATCACCCACCCGGTGGCGCAAGCCTACCGGCGCTTCATCGAATCTTCCGACCCCGGCTATTTCCAAAACTCCGACCACCTGCTCGCGGAAGAAATTGCCGCCGAACTGTATGCGGGGTTCGACACCTTCGCGGACGGCAAACGGACGAAGACCCTGCGCGACACGATCCGCAATCCCCGCATCTTCAACGACGCGCTGAACACACTGCTAGACATGAGCGCTGCTTCTGATAGCGGGCAGGCGGATGCGGAATATCTGCAAGCGGTGGAAAGCGGCGACATGGAGACTGCGCAGAAGATGGTGGATGAAGCGGCGAAGAAGGCGGGGTATGTAATAAAGGCATATCACGGAACAGACAAAAGCGGCATTACAACCTTTGAAACCGCTTCTACTCATACTGGATTTGCTCACTTTTCCGATAGCCGCAAAGTAGCAAAGCGGTTTGCTGAACTATGGGCAAAAATGTCCAATGGGACTCCTGTAGTTTACGAGGTCTTTCTTCGCAATGATGTACAGCAGAAACAGGGCAATGATTTTAATGAAAACTTTACCGAGTATATGGCAAATGACCCCTCCCAGGTCAAGTCCGCCGATCCGGTGACCCGTGATGACCAGGGCAACGTCATCCCGCTAAGTGAGCGGTTTAATGCCGCGTCCGACGACATCCGGTACAGCAGGACCGGACGTGATATGCTGGGCTTTTTCAGTCCGCTGGCGGATGCGGTGGAGGGTATGGAGTTCAACTCGATCCCGGCGGATCAGTTGAAGGCGCGGCTGCTCAAGGCCCCCAGCGTGAAGCAGGAAGAGATCGACGACCTCGGGTTCTTCGACTGGCTGGACGGTGTGGACGGGAAAGTGACGAAGGACCAGGTGCTTGACTTCATCGCGAACGGCGGGCCGAGGATCGAGGAAGTGGTGAAGGGTGAGAGGTGGGGCGTTTGGGATTCCGATGGCAACCTCATCCGACATGCAACAAGCGAACATGAAGCACGAGCCATAGCGGATGAAATTGGCGGAACAATCTCAGCGCCTACGACTGCTTCGCCAGTTAAACACGCTAAATGGCAGATGGAAGGGGAAAAAGAGAACTACCGCGAGGTGCTGATCAAGCTACCGGTGTCCGCCGACACAGCCCCACGGTTTACGGATTGGATGCGGGACAAAGGCTATCGGATACAGGATCGGCAGCAGCATGTCGCCGAGTATCAGAGAGAATTTCCTCCAGCCGACCAGACTCAGTTCAAGTCCTCCCACTGGTCCGAAGATCCGAACGTCCTCGTCCACATGCGCCTGAACGACCGGATGGATGCGGACGGGAACCGGGTGTTGTTCGTCGAGGAGATTCAGAGCGACTGGCACCAGGCGGGGCGGAAGCAGGGGTATGTTCCACGCAAGCCTTTCAATGCACTGCCAATCGAATATAAGGTAATTGAGCAAAGTTCGCCGGATGGGAAAAATTACGCCGTTATGAAAGACGGTGAAATCTATGGTCTTCGTTCGCCGATTCGTGAACAGGCAATTCAATCCGCGCTGGATGAACTTAACGGAAAACTTCACATCGGCCCAGATGGCATTGTTCCCAGCGCCCCATTCAAGAAGTCCTGGGCGATGCTGGCGTTCAAGCGGGTGCTGCGGATGGCGGCGGAACAGGGATACGACGCGGTGGCGTGGACCCCGGGCGAGGTGCAGGCGGAGCGGTATGACTTGAGCAAGCAGGTGAAAGAGATTCATGCGTTCATGCAGAAGGATGGTGGGTATTATGTCACCGCCATCGGGCATAATCAAGCTGCATTCATGCAGAAGGTAATTCCTGCCAGCAAGCTTGATGAAACGGTCGGCAAGGAACTAGCCGCCAAAATCACGGCCGGCGAGAACATGGATGCCAGTTACATCCCGCCTCCCGGTGAAAATCACGTATCCAGACAGACGTTTTCCGAGGACGGACTGAAGGTCGGCGGCGAGGGCATGAAGGGGTTCTACGACCGGATTCTGCCGAACGAGGTCGGGAAGTTTGTCAAGAAGCTGGACAAAACCGCCGGAGTCGAGAAGGCGCGACTCGAAGGCGACCTCCCGGCAGGCTGGGCCATAGTCAATACCACCACAGGGGAATACTTCGGCGATGCCGTGTACGATTCCGAAAGAGACGTGCAGATCGTAAACCGCCAGGCCGGCAACCCGACCGCGTCGCCCAACTGGGAAATCCGCCAGGTGGATGAGAGCGCCGGCCCGGAAGTCTGGTCGGTGCCGATCACTCCGGCGATTCGCGGGGAGGCGTTGCGTGGGCTGCCGATGTATCAGCACAGGGTGCCGCGCACGGCTGAAGAGGCTGGCGAGGCGTTCTCCAGGCATGTACAGCAGGCGGCGAATCTGCTGCGGGCGACGGGAAGCAAGTGGAAAGCCGGACTGACCCGGCCAGGCAGGCAGGACTTGTCCGGCGTGGACGTGGTGCTGCGGACGCTTTCGCACTCGGCGGACAAGGTCCCGGCGCTGAAACGGGCGCACGACCATGCGATTGCCTACCACGACACGCGGTTTCAGTTCGAGAACGACATCTTCAACGCGCCGGACGCAACGAGCCGCTTGGCGGTGATCGATGATTTCCGCAAGCAGCGTCCACTGCAGTACAAACGGCTGCAAGAATACCTGGTCAAGCACGACCGCAACCAGACCGGCGGCAGCGTGCTGGAGAACCGGGACGGCACGTTCACGGCATACAGCGTAAGCAAGGAAAAGCTCGGCGATTTCTCCAGTGACACCGAAGCATGGAACGCGGTTTATCTGCGCGAAGGCCGGGACGCACAAGCGGCAGGGTTCTCCGAGCAGGCCGTGGCCGCGCTTTATGCAATTCGCTCAATCAATGATGCGGTGTACGGCAAACTGTCGATGTCGATGCGGCAGATAGCAAGTGAGTACGAAGACCAGACCGGCGAGAAGTTCCCGCCGGTGGCGATGAAGACGAAGGACGGCGTGGCCCAGGTTGACCTGCTGGCCGCCATCGCGTCGATGGGACAGAGGCGCGGTTACTACATGCCGCGTATCCGCAAGCCGGGCCGGTTCGTTCTGAGCGCCACGAAGGACGGCGCGAACCCGATACTTGAAATGTTCGATACCCCTCCGTTCATGGCGGCACGGCAGGCGACGCTGGAGGAACAGGGGTACACGGTGAACACGTCCAAGAGCCAGACCCCGAGCGAGGACGTGTACAGCATCGCGGGTCCGAACATCGCCATGCAGGACTTGATCAACAACACCCTGGAGCGCATTCACCGCAACCCCAACCAATACACGCTGGCCGACTTCAAGATCAAGGACACTTTCCGGGAGACCAGCGCGGACGGGCAGTACGACTTTGTTGTCGCCGGAACCTACGGCAAGGGGATGCAGGCGATTTTCATGGAGCAAGGCGGCAGGTTCTACGACGCGGACGACGGCCACGGAAAAGCCTGGCACTTCGTGGGGCGGCCCAACATCGAGAGCGACCTGGTGCGGGCGCTGCTGGAGGACCAGGCGGTGAACCCGGACACCGAACTGATGTTCGCGCAGGCGCTGGCGCGGCAGATCGCCAACGTGGTACGGGAGCACGGAAGCCGGTCGAGCATGATCATGCGCGGCGACGAAACCGGCGAGAACGTGTGGACCGGGTACGAAGAGGACCCGCAGACGGCGGTGACCTTGCTCGGGAAGTCAACGGCGGGCGGTCTGGCGAAGAACACGCTGGCGCGGAACATGACTCGGGCGATCACGGGAACGGACGTGCCCTACTCCGAATGGGCGAAGCAGGCGGAGAACCCGACCAAGGAAGACTACCACAAGTTCGTTAACGAACGCCGGATCGATTCGGCTCAACAGCCGATTGCCTGGAAGCAGGGCACGGACCTGCTGCAATACATGCTGCGGAACGAGGACGCGATGGAGCGTCTGTTCGGAATACTGCGCGGCGTGGCTTCGGTGAAGTACCTGGCGAGTTTCTCTTCGCCTCTGGTCAACCTGACCGCGCTGCTGACGAGCGTTCCGGGCGCGATGCGGGGATATGCCGGAATCTCGGAGCTTCAAGCGTTCAAGCTGCTCGGCAGAACCGGCGCGGCCTACGGCAAGTACATGGCGGCGATGAAGCAGGGGAAGGAATACACCGGGGCGTATGCCTCGACCATCCACGACATCGTGGCGCGGGGCTGGCACGAAGCCCAGTACAACCGGGAGGCGGTCACGGCGTTGAAAGGCAAACTGGGACGGGCGACGGCCAAGGCGGTCGATTTGTCGATGCTGGCGTTCAGCGTGACCGAGCAGATCAACCGTGTGGCCACCATTGCCGCGACGTATGAAGCAATCAAATCCAAACATCAGGGCGAATGGACAGACGCCGCGCACGAAGCGGCGATGGAAAAAGCGAAGAAGGTAAGCGACCGTGCGCACGGCGTGTACGGCAAGGCCAACCTGCCGAGCTGGGCGCGGCACCCATTGCCGCGCTCGTTCTGGATGTTCAAGACATTCACGCACAACTACCTTCAGACCATGGCCGAACTCGGATTGAAGGAAAAACAGTACGGCGCGGCACTGTACATGGCGTTCAGTCCGGCGGTTCTCGGCGGACTTGGCGCGTCGGTGGTGTCGGGCGCGGTTCTGGCGCTGCTCAAAATGGTGTCCGGCGGCGACGACCCGGAAGAGGATTTCTACAAATGGCTGGAAGCGCAATTCGGTGAACCGGCAAGCCGCTTCGCCCGCCAGGGCGTGTTCTCGTTCGCCAACGTCAACATATCCGGCTCGCTGCGAATCTCGCTGCGGGACGTGATCCCGAGCACCCGGATGGAATTTCTCGGAGCTCCCGGCGGCGTGATGCAGGACATCTACTACGGCGGCAAATCAATACTGCGCGGCGACACGCTGAAGGGCGCGGAACAACTGCTGCCGCGCTTCGCCGCCGCGCCGGTCAAGGCGTACCGGGAATACACCAAGGGCATAACCACCTGGAGCAATTCCCCGGTGTTCTACGGCGACGAGCCTCTGCGGCCGACGGCACTGGACGCGATCATTCGCGGTTTGGGCTTCAACCCGGCGCGGCTGTCTGCCATCCGGGAACGGCAGTGGAATGAACGCCAGGTGGCGGCGAACTACAGCAACAAGCGCTCCGACATTCTGGCGCGGTTCCGGGCGTATTGGCTCCAGCCTGCATCCAGCCGCGACCATGCCGGGCTGATTGACCTGTACAACCAGATCGACGAATACAACATCAGAGTCCATGCCCGACATCCGAACGGGGAGATCCCGTTGATTAACCGTTCGACGCTCAAGGCCACGCTCAGCAAGATGGCCAGAGCGCCCAAGCACGAGCGACTGCGCGAAATAGAATGAAAAAAATGTCCCTGCAGCTGACATCAGTATGCAGCATAGTGTAATTTTAATAATGTCGGAGCATATTTTTATGCCAGAACACAAAAAACCAATTAAAGCGGCGGCTGGCAGTATGCCGAAGGCGAGAAAACGCCAGAGCAAGTCCGGCCGGCCGCGCCGCGACCGCTATCAGGAGCGCGTCGCCCCGATCCTCGAACTGATCAGCGGCTGGACCCGCGACGGGTTCACGGTAGATGAGATATGCGACAGACTGAGAATCAACCGCGTAACTTTTTATCGTTACCGCAAAGCTCACCCGGAACTTGAATCGGCCCTGGCCACAGGCCGCGATCTGGCCGATTACCGCGTCGAGAACTCTCTGTACAAGCGAGCCATCGGCTACGACATCCCCGTTGTGGAAACCACTGTGTCCACGAAAATGACCGGCATAGAAAAAACCGTGAAAAGCACAGCCAGGCATATCCCCGGCGACGTACAGGCCGCCCGGATATGGCTGTTCAACCGCAGGGGGAAAAGCTGGCGCGACCGCCAGGAGGTCGAACACACCACCACCGGAAAAATCACCGTGGTCACCAAAATGGCAATGCCTGACCCGCCGCCGGATGGAGTGTGAGAGATGAGCAACCCACGGTTTTCAATAAACGACCTGCCACCACGCAATGCACAGAACGGCACTGCTTCAACAAAACAAATAAAGGACAAGTAAAAATGGACAAGTACATCGGTGTAAAGTTGATCGAAGCAACTCCGTGCGGGGAGTTGGGTTTTCACATTGCCCAGGCGGCAAAGGCGGCCCACGAAGCCAACCGCGAGTATTGCCAGAGCATCGGCGACGACAGCCAGCCGCCATGGGACGAGGCTCCCGAATGGCAGAAAGCCAGCGTAATCGACGGGGTTTCCATGGTTGTGCATGGAAACAACTCCCCCGTGCAGAGTCACGAAAACTGGCTGCGTCACAAGCAGGAAACCGGATGGAAGTACGGGCCGGTCAAGGATCCGGAGAAAAAGGAACACCCGTGCATGGTTCCGTATGACCAACTGCCGGGCGAACAGAAAAAGAAGGACAGCATTTTCGTCAATACCGTAAGAGCATACTGGAGCACTCACAACATCCCGTCGCCTCAGCACGAGCGCATGGGATACCTGGTCAAATACCCGGACGGCTATGAATCGTGGTCGCCCAATAATGTGTTCGAAGCGGCGTACTTCCGGCTTGAAAACCCGAACAGAATCACGGAAGCCGATGTCGAACGCTTTGCCGGGCGCCCGACATTGCAGCGCATCGACCCCAAAACCGCCCTCGTGTCGGTGACGACCCAAACCGGATTCGTGCAGCATGAAGCCAGCAGTTGCGTCGATCCCGACAACTACGACGAGGAGATCGGGAAGAAGGTTGGCTACGAACGAATCAAGAGTTCTCTGTGGTTTGCCATGGGATTCGTCCTGCAATGGGCCACCAACGGCCTTTCTCCAGAGGACGGCAGGGACAATGCCGCAGCAGGTTGAGCAAATGCCCTCCCCTCCACCGCTGGACAGCTACGTCCGCTGCGACTGCCGCGACGGGTTCAAGCCGTTCAGCGGTGCGAGGGGAAAGGTGCTGAAGCATGTCGGACCAGACATAAGCCTGGTTGTGTTCGCGTGCCAGAAGAACGACCACTACAACGCTGCAAATGAGCCTCGCAGCAATAGCAAGTAGGCTCGATTTGGCTTGTTGGGTTTTAACAAAAGAAAAAGATATGGAAATCAATGTAAAAATCAAGGTGGAAATGTGCGACAATTGTAACGGGACTGGCAAATGCAAGCAATGCGAATACACGCCACCGTTCGAGGAATTTGTCGGGATTTGCAAGAAATGCAATGGAACTGGGGTTGTTCAATCTAAGTAACCCAACAACCGAACAGTGATCCACGGTCGCGTGGTTCCATTGTTCAATGACGAGGTAATCCCAGCATGAACGAACTACTTATCGAAGCCTACAAAGAAGCCAATCGCCACATTGAACGGCTTTTTGCCCAGGGTTGCAAGATGCCTCACGCTACAGACTTTCACGATGCTCTCACTGAAGCATGGTGCAGAGCCGATGAAATTTTGACCGCGATCAAGAACAAAGCCGATGAACCTAAAACCAAGATCAACCCGACCGCGAAAACACTCAACGTTACATATTTCATGGCATACGAACCACGCCAGGCTGATGCAATGATAAAATGGCTGAAGACACATGGTGCCCCAAGTGCTACGGATGACATAGAAATAACGGGGAAACCCGGCATGATCATGTTCGAAAATGAAAAATATGAAACGCTGCACTGTGAGCCGGGCGATATTGTTGAACAGCTGGAAGACAAGAAGGGGAGGTTTCGCGTTATCAATCCAGACAAGCGAGCTGATGCCGAATGAACATCGAACTGGACTATACGCCGCAGCCAAAGCAGCAGGAGCTTCATGCCAGCCCGGCGAATGAGGTACTGTTCGGCGGCGCGGCGGGTCCGGGCAAGAGTCATGCGCTGCGGTTCGAGGTGTTGAAATGGGCGCTGCTGATTCCGGGGTTGCAGGCGTACATCTTTCGGCGGACGCTGCCGGAGCTGGAGAAGAACCATATCCTGCCGTCACTGCAGCAGTTTCCCCGCGACATAGGCCGCTACCGATCGGACAAGAACCGGTGGCACCTGCATAACGGCTCAATCATTTTCTTTGGCTATTGTCAATACGAAAAGGATGTATTCTCATATCAGGGCGCTGAAATCCATATTCTGGCCATCGATGAGCTGACGACCTTTTCCGAATTCATCTATGATTATCTGCGCGGCAGAACACGGACAACGCTCGATATTCCGCCGCAATTTCAGCATAAAATCCCCGGCATCTACACAAGCTCCAACCCAGGCGGCGTCGGCCACGCATGGGTGAAGCGGCGCTGGATCGATACCGCCAAGCCGTATCAATGCAAACGCGCCCCCGACGATGAAGGCGGAATGCTGCGGCAGTATATCCCCGGCCGGCTTCAGGATAACCCGATCCTGCTGGAGCGCGACCCCAATTACATCAATCGTCTGAACGCGCTGCCGGAACCGTACCGCACCGCGTATATGGACGGCGACTGGAATATTTTCCTTGGCCAGATGTTTGAGTTCAACAGCAAGGATCATGTTATCAAACCAATCCCGATCCCGGACACTGCGCCGCTGTATATGACGCTCGATCTCGGGTTTGCCCGCCCGTACAGCGTCGGCTGGTGGTGGTTCGACGAGGACGGCCGCGCCTATCGTTTCGCCGAGCTTTATGGATGTATGCCCAACCAGCCCGATACCGGGCTGCGCCAGGGCGACGACGAGATTGCAGAAGAGATCGCGGCCAAGGAACAATCGCTCGGAATTGACCGCCCGGTAATCCGCATAGCCCCCCCGGACGCATGGGCGAAAAAGCCGGATTATGTGCATGGCGGGCAGAGTCCCAGCACCGCTGCGACATTTGCCAGGCACGGAATCACGCTGCAGCAGGGCAATCCCGACCGCGTAATGAAGATCAGACAATTCCACGCCCGCCTGCGCGTCCCAAGAGATGACCGCAAAAACCGGATTGGAACGCCAATGCTGCAGGTGTACGACTGCTGCGCCGATTTTATCCGCACCATCCCCCTGCTGCAGAGCGACCCGAACAAGCCGGAAGATGTTGACAAGAAGCTCGAAGATCATATCTACGACGAGGCGGCACTGATGTTTATGACGAGGCCGCTCAAGTGGGTACAAGGGATGACAGACGGCTCGCTGCCGCCGGATTCAGCCGGAATGCAAAATACAGGGATTGTAGCCGCCTACGCGGACAAAGGAGCCATTTGACATGCAGATGCAGCCGCCGAGCAACGTAAACGTCAACCCAGACCAGCGCACGGGTCATTATGTATTCCCGAAAGACCATCCCATTCCCACCGGCGACTATTACCCAGCCGGAGGCGTGTGCTGGCCGTCGGCGGGAATCGGCTACACATCCCGGGCGGGTGTCGTGCTGTCGGCAATTTGCGAGACTACGACACGCATACTGTATATCACCGGGCAGGAAACCTTTCTCAGTGTGGCGCATATCACCAAGCCTGGCACCAATCACATTGAATACGCCGGATGCTGCGAGTTCTTCAACCGGGTATATGCAAACTGGCTGTGCAGGCGGTATTATTACGACCAGAGTGATCCGATCCATGAACCGTTTGAACTGGAGACATACCGCTGCGCTCTCATCAATCCGAAACCAATATTCCTAATCCCTGACATACACGCCGCCGATGCGGTCAATGCGCTGCGCCTGATGCTCAGTACAGGCCGCCTGAAATACCGCCGCGACAGCATGGTGCATGACCAGCTGCGCGATTTCGACGTGTCAGGCGATGCCGCTCTGCTGCCTGCAGTACACGCTCTGCTGTGCCTGATTGCCGCAGTTGCTACGCTCGGCTGAAAAAAATGTCCCTGCCAACTGCATGAACCGGTGCGATTGTACGTAAAAAAAAACACCGGAGAGCGAAAACATGCCGGACAATCCGACCACAAGCCTTGCCGAATTTATCCGCGAGAAATGCCAGACATGGCGCAACAACCGCCAGCCGCTGGAGAGCAAGTGGAACCTCAACATTGACTATTTCCGCGCCAATGATACTGAACACAGAAAGTGGAAAACCGAAGAAGGCGAGGCATGGCGGAGCGACACATTTATCCAAGTAACTCGCATGAAAGTCATGGCTGCGGTTTCGCTCGTAGTGGACATGGAGCTTAGCGGCGGCGGTATTCCATTTGATCTGGTCAACAATCCTATGGCCGACATCGAACAGGAACAGCTCCCGGAACCAATGCAGGCTGTGAATCGCGACGCCCGCGCAAAAATGAAGGCTAACATTCAAAGGCAGATGCTGGCCTGTCATGCCGACCGGCAATATGCCAGAATCATTCTGAGCGCGGCAATCTACGGTGAGGGCTACGGCAAGAGGTACATGCACGAGATCCGCCGCGGCGGCTGGCGGAAATCTGTGCCAGACAGTGACCAGTGGGAGGAATACTCAATATCGGAATGGGCCCCTGGCCTGGCGTGGGTCAGCACCTGGGACATATACCGCGATCTGGAGACAGATAATCTGACCGACTCCGCCGGGATATGTGAAATTAGCCTGATCAGCAAATTCAGCCTGCGCCAGCTCCGCAACGAGGACGGCTATTTCAAAGAAGACATCGACCGTCTGCTGAAAGACTATGACCGCACAGATAAAACCAAATTACGCAACACCACCGGGAAACCGACAGACCGCGACCTGGCCGAACGCGAAAGCTCCATTGAACGCATAGAGTTCTGGGGACGTGTGCCACGGGAGTACGTCCGGCGGTTTATGGACGAACGGAAATCCGCAGGGATTGACCTCGAACGAAACGAACAGGACGACGGCGATGACATTGAGGTCCACGCCGTCATGGTTGACAACTGTATCATTCGCCTGTTTCTGACCGAGCCGGAAGACCGGCCTTACTACAGACTGGAGTGGGAAGAGTCAATCGACAGCATTGATGCGCACGGGGTGGCCGACGCGGTGCAGGATATGCAGCGGGTGATCAACGGCGGCTGGCGGGCGTTCGAGGATAATAAGAAGCTGTCCGGCAATGTCATGTTTGCCGCCGTCAAACGATACATGCCGGCTGGCTGGGACGGCAAATTCAAACCCGGTGTGGCCATGGAGCTGGAGGACAGCTGTAAAGACATCCGCCAGGCCATGCAGCAGTTTGTTGTGACGGATGTCGGCGACAGTCTGATCTCTCTGCTGAATTATTCTGACAGGTATCTGGAGGAGACCAGCCTGATTCCTAATATCGTCCACGGTGTCAACCCCAGCGGGCAGGACGTGCAGACCGCGTACCAGGCCGCGCAGATGGCGGATAAAGGAGCCAAATACCTGGCCAAGGTGGTGCGGAATATTGACGAGATGCTCACCGAACCAATAGTCGCCGACTTCTACCGGTACAACATGCTCGATCCGAACAGCCCGGCCAAAGGCGACTGGAACGTCACACCGATAGGATATTCGCTGTATCAGGACCGCGTGTTGCTGATTACCAAGATCAATCAGTTTATACAGGCGATGTCGAGCAGTCCGCAGCTCGCGGATGAAATTGACTGGCGGCCGCTGGCAGAACAGATAGCGAAGGCGCACGGATTCAGCGAGAACAGCGTGCTCTTGACAGCCGATGAGAAGCAGGCGCGGGACGAAGCGCGAGCCAGCGATCCTGTACGGCAGCTGGAACTGCAGACAGCTCAGGCCGAGGCAGAGAAAGCCAAAGCCGAAGCCGAAGCGACCCGCGCTAAAATCGAAATGGAACAGCGCAAGCTCGAACTGGAATTCGAGAAACTGAAGCTGGACCGAGCCGAGATCGCCTCCAAAATCAGGTCAATGCAGAAGGGCAGACAATCGGCTGAAAAAAATGTCCCTGACGAAAATGATCTGATACGATAGGGTGTAATCATGCACATGAATATCGACAAACTGATAGCCGCGGATGATATGCACCTGGCAGCAAGCGCAGAATCACTTGCGGCGGTCCAAATAATCCAGCGGGCGTTTCATCGGCAAGGCGAATTGCTATGCCGGGAACGCTCTGAACTGCTGGATGATGTTACGCCGCAATCGAGAGATGCGGTTTTCTCTTTGAGTATTCAAATCGAAAGCCTCAAATTTCTTGACAGGCTGATCGAAGCTGCAAAACAAAAAGGAAAAGAGAAATGAATGATTATCGCACTCATGTCACGCATCACGGAAATCATGAATTCAAAAATGGCCTGACAATCAAAGGCGTAAGCCTTGACGCGCTGCGGGAAGAGGCCGCCAAACTTGACGGCGCCACCGCCGGTACAGTTGCGGCAAACAAGGTGGTGATTGCTGATGCCAATAAAGACATCAGCGCATTTCGCAATTTAGGCGCACAGAATATCGATGCCGGAGCGTCCGGCACAGCGGGTTCAGTTGACGTGTTCCCGAGCACGGCCAGCAAAGGCAAGCTGGCGATTACCTGCGAAAACCAGACCGGCGACACGACGGTCGCCCTCAAAGCCGAGGCAATGGGCCAGGCGACGGTTATCGGAATTCCCGATCCCGGTGCCGCCGATGCGGATCTGCTGCACAGCAAGGGCGGTCAAAGCATCGCCGCGGCAAACACGATTACCGCCGGTGCGGCAGCGGCCGCCGTGGCGCTGCGTCTAGGCGCGACCGCGACCGAAGGTTTGGAAATCAAGGTCATCGACGAGACCGTCACGTTGACCAACGCGGTCGAGACGGACCTGACCGAAACCGTTCCTGCCGGGGCTGTCATTCTGTCAGTCCAGGCAAACCTTGCCACCGCAGTCACCGGCGATGCCAGCGGCGATGACGGCTTGACCAAGGTAGGTATCGGCGTGACCGCCGACCCCGACAAGTACGGGCTGAGCGCAGACCTGGCTAAGAACACCAAGATCAACACCATCCCGGACTGGGCTGTCCTGGCGGGCGCAGAAACCGTCACCGTCAAAGCCGCGGATAACGCAGGTGCGGCCGTGACCGAGAAGTTTACGGCGGGCGGCGAGGTGCGCGTGCGCCTGGTATATGCCGTACTGAACAGTCTCGATGACGTGGCATAAGCATTTAATCATTAACAAGGAGAGAAGACATGGCCGGAGATATGTACAATCCAGAGCATTCTTCCGAAATGCAGAACATGGACAGTGAGGAACTGAGCGAATTCCAGGCCGGATTCGACGAGCCCGATGCCGATGATCCCGACAGCGTAGATGACAGCGGCGACGATGACGGCGCTGCTGACAATTACGAGGAAGATAAAGATGATGGCACGGGAAACGAAGATGCGGACGGAGACGCTTATTCCCAGGCGCTCAAACGCGGTCAGAATCTGGCTGGCGACAAAACCGACGGCGGCAAAGATAATGAGGAAGATGCCGAAGGCGACGACGGTGATGATACCGGCGACGACGACGGCGGCGAAGAGAACGAGAAAGATGCCGACACGGACATTGCCTCGCTGATCGCCGACGTTGCCCGCCTGCTGCCGGAAGGCAACATCGATATAGACGGCATGACAATCGATCTGAAAGCGCTGGAAGAGGAAATGCCGGAAGAGACCGCGTATGCACGCGCTATAGCAGGGGCTGCAATGCAGAAGGCCATAGCCAGCGTTCAGCAGCCGCTGCAGACGCTGCTGAAGCAGGTGCAGTACACAGCGTTCTGGGATAACGTGACCAACGGCTACGTGGGCAAGAACGGCTATGTGGAAGGTGTGCCTAATGCCAGGCGCATAGCGATGTCGCCGGAATATTCGCAGTGGCTGAAGCAACAGCCTAAAGCCATTCAGGCGCTGGATGAGTCCAGCAATCCGGCAGACAGCATTGCGGTGATCAACGCATTCATTGCCAAGGCCGGCCGCAAAACCGGACAAAGCTCAGACAGCAGCACCCGCGCCCGGCGCGAACAAAAACTGCACGGCAACAGCAGCCGCAAAACCGGGCTGCCGCCGCGCCGCAGTCATAATGACAACGGCAAAACGGAAGTCGAGAGCCTGTTTGAAGGGTTCGATATTGAAGACGACGATTAAAACTAGAATAATCAAAACGCAATGGATGCCTGAATACCAGTCCAGAGCGTTTCTGGTGGACAGGGACAGGATTCACCGATGCCCTCATTGCCGGTGGAAATTTGCCTTTGGCGACATCAAAAAAGGCACGTCCCTGTCGGTCAAGTGCCCGAAGTGCAAGGAGGTGTTCAATCTCGGCGATGCAGCGGTATCCCGCCGGGAAATGCGGTGTCCCAACTGCCACCGTATGCTTGCCAAGGGCGATCTCGGAGCGGGAAGCTCCATCGAAATGAAGTGTACGCGGTGCGGACTCCCCGTTCCATGGACACGGCTGTAATTAATCATTATTTGCATGTTGCCGGAAGACCAGTGAGTCTCAGAGCAATGATGAAACCCCAACATTGCAAGGAGGCTCACAATGCCTAACACCACCAAGTACGGAGACATCTCCGACAGAACCGCAGGTTACGCGGTAAAACGTCTGCTGCAGCGCGGCCAGCCAGATATGGTTACGGAGCGCTTCGGCCAGAGTGACCCACACCCGGCAAACAACAGCACTGTGCGCAAATACCGCAGGTACAAGAGCCTGGCTCCGGCCATCGCTCCGCTGGCCGAGGGTGTGACCCCAGCCGGACAGAAGCTGCGGCACGAAGATGTGACAATCAATCTGGAGCAGTACGGCGATAAGGTCGAGCTGTCCGATGTGATTCTCGACACACACGAAGACCCGGTGCTCCAGGAGAGCATCGATCTGTGCGGCGAACAGATGGCGCAGACGGTTGAACTTCTGCGGCTGTTTTTCCTGAAGGGCGGGACCAATGTCGGCTATGCCGCAGGCGTGGCGTCGCGTACTCTGGTCAACAGCCCGGCGACGGCTGGCGATCTGCGCGTCGCCGTCCGATCACTGCGCCGCAACAAGGCTGAAATGATCAGCAAGATCATCTCCGCCACGGCAAATGTCGGCACTGAACCTGTCGGCGCGGCATACTTCGCCATCGGGCATACCGATCTGGCCAGCGATCTGCGCGATATTGCCGGGTTTGTCCCGGTCGAGAATTACTCGAACCACATGAAGGCGCTGCCGACCGAAATCGGCAAAGTCGAGGACATCCGGTTCGTGCTGACCAACCAGTTCGAGCCGTGGCTGGCCGCCGGAGCGTCAGGCACCACATACCTGAGCAACGGCGTTGCTGTGAGCGGTGCCGCCGCCGCGGACGTGTATCCGCTGGTGATTCTGGCAAAAAACGCCTACGGAATTTGCCCGATGCAGGCGAACAAAAAGACGGGCTACATGCCCGTGACCCCGGCAGTGGTCAACCCCAAACCAACCCACGGCGACGAGCTGGCGCAGCGCGGCTTCGTCTCCTGGAAGACATGGCAGGGCGGCGGCATCCTGAACCAGCTCTGGGTATACCGGCTGGAGGTTGCCTGCACAGCCAATCCATAAGCTGGCAGTGCATACGCTGTCGTCCGGGGCGGAATCAATCTGCCCCGGACTATCCCCCCTAACACAACTCAAAAATAAAGAGGTAATAAAATGAAAGTTGTCACTGGTACATTCAACGGAACAGGCGCAGCCGTGTTTCTGTGTCTCGGGTTCATTCCCGACTTCATCAAGCTGCTCGCCCTGGAGGACGATGCCGGAGCCAACGCGGCATGGAATCGCGATATGCGGGCCGCTGACTGCATCAACGGTATTCTCGATACCAACGGGGCTACAGCCCTGAGTCTGCTGACCGCCGGCAACGGGTTTGAGCCGTATGAAGGCGGAGAGGTACTGACTGCGGCAATGCAGACCAGCGCGGACTATGGCGAGGGCGTGTATCTGGCCTTCGACAAGCGGATGACACGCGACGAGCGCAATTCGACTGCCAACGGCGGTTCGGCGGTGACGGAAGTCATCAGCACCTGGACCCTGGACACAGCGGGCAACCGCACCGGCCACTTCAATGAGGATGTGGCGTCAGGCGGCAGGATCGGCGAAGGCTCGAAAATCTGCATCGACGGCGTGTGGTACACCATCACCGCGCTGACCGCTGGTCAGGGTGAGGCGGCCAATGAAGTGACCCTCGACCGCGCCGCACCGAGCGGGGTGATCGAAGCCATCACTCCGATGTATGATCTTGCACCGCTCGCGGTCGGCGATATAACGCCCGCCGGGATCAAATGCAACATCACAAGCGTAGTTAACGTGGACGATGAAATGCAGATGTTCATCGCCGGAACCTACGACAACTAACCCACCCCTTTCCGTCCCCGAAAATTCCCCCGGGGAACGGAAAAAACCCCGGCGGGAGCGGAAAACTCCCGTTCCCGCCGGATTTATTTCATCAAACAAATCAGACACATGGAGAACTGACATGAGCCAGGAGCATACAAGCCAAGAGCAGTCAGCCGCCGACATTCCCGCATTTCTAGCCTCGAAGGACAACAAACCTTTCGCCAACGAAGCCAGCGTCAGCAGGGCCATACGTCAGAGAGGTCTGGACGAGGCACTCTACACCATCAAACCGCATCAGGACGGATTTGTCGCTGTCCTGAAATCGTTTGACACAACCGCACTGCCCGCGCCGGCAGCCGTGGTATCTGCCGTGCCGCCGCCTCCGGCAGCAGCCATCGACATCAACAAATATTACCGCGTCAAATTTCAGCAGAAAAGCGATGCCAACCAGCCTGATGAAGTCATCCTGTCTGTCAATGGCGAGGTGCTCCAGATAACACGCAACGTCGAAGTTATCATTCCGTATCGATTCAAAGAAGCCGCGGACAACGGGGTGACACCTCAGTTCAAGCAGTTGCCGGGCCAGACCCGCAAGCAGATAGGCGAAGTGCGCACATTTCCCTACGATCTGCTCGGTGAGGCAACGGAACAAGAATTTCTCAGACTCAAAGAAGAAGGCACGCGCCTGACCCGGCAGTCTGTCGAGTCGGCAGCACTCTAAACCATGAAGACCATTGACCAGCTCATCGCCAACGACATCCGCCCGGTGATCGGCGACACGGTTGCCACCTACCGGTGGTCCGATGCCGCGCTGATGGCGTATGCCAGCCAGGGACGGCGCATTATCGCCGCCAAGGCGCCGCACTCGCTTTATACAGACTCCGTGCGCTATACGGAAGATGTGTCGGACGATTATGCGGCAGGCGATGAGCTCGGTCTGGTCGAGTCTTTTCATGACGCGCTGGCATCCTATGTCATATTCCGCGCACTTGCCGAGACTAAACTGGCAGGCGACAACCAGACAGCCGCTCTGCACAAACAGATATTTCAGGAGGCTGTTGGATAATGAGCCGAGCCAATTCATTCCGCGACCTGCTGCCGATCCTGCATCCGCTGCTTTCTGGGTGTCCCCAGCCGTTGCAGCTGCATACGCTGATTTCAACGGCGCGGACACTCTGTATGCAGACGCATATCTGGACTAAGGACATTCATCTGCCGATTGTCGCGTACCAGACAGAGTACACGCTGCCCAGCGGTGACGACCTCGACGACGGCGTGCCGCATGAAATAGCGTGGCTTAAATGCGGCGGCGTGGAGCAGCACGAGGCTGACTACTGGATGGAAGATGAGACTGCGCTGATGTTTGATCCGCACAATGTCCCGGATGAAGACACAGATGTCGCCGATTTTGACGCAGGCGCAGCCTATAGCGCCGGGGATTATGTCCGCTACGATTCAAAATACTACCAGGCCCGGGATGCAGTGGCCGCCGGGGCGTGGGATGGGACGGAGTGGCAAGAGACACACGACCAGGGCATTGTCTGCAACATAGTGCTGCGGCCGCCGCTGTTTGATTCTAAAATTCCCGGCTGGCTGCTCGACCGGTTTGGCGAGGGCATTGCCGCCGGGGCGCTGGCCGAACTGATGATGCAGCCCGGCAAACCATGGACCGACCAGAACACCGCCGCAGCCGTATGGATCCCCAAATGGGATAACTGCAAAGAGGACGCGGCGCGGCAGGCGTACCGCCGAGGAACGGCAAGACGATTCTGTATCTCAGGCTAGACAAGAGGCGCTTATGAAAATCGGCAATAGTCAATTCAGCGGCATATTCCCGCGGCTTGATCCTGAATCGCTGCCCGAGAGCGCGGCGCAGGTTGCGCAGAACGTTGATCTGACATCATCAAAGCTGGTGCCGGGAACGGCGGCGGCGCCGTTTGTCGCAAACAACGACGGCACCAATCTAAATTCCGGCATCCCGACGGCCGACTGGAAACAAATTTCATCCCCGGCCAAAGTTTCTCTCAACGAGCTTAAATATTTATTCGACCCGCTGGATGTGTCGATCCGCGCTTATATCTGGATACGCCATTTGGTCGATGGCGAGATTCTGACCGAGCTGGTGACGTATAATATTGCCAGTGTGGGCACTGCCAATTACAACTGGACGGACACGGGGCTGACTATAACCATCCGCGGCTTTGAACCGCAGACAGGGACGCTGCCTTACAGTATCGATCCATACGAGATCATCGGCCCGCGTTATCAGTTCCGCATAGCCGGGGGCGGCGGCATATTCATGCCGGAAACCTGCACTCCTGACGATCCCGAAATCCCCGCCGGATTGATCCAGCTGACTGACGACGACGGACAGACCTACGGCTATTTCCAGGTAACGGATGTCAGAGGGCCAAGCTACAACGAAACCATCGTGTCTTCTAAGTCAGAAGGGATCAAGTTGACGTTCTGGTACGACTCCGGCGATATTACATTCAACGTCGAGCTGAACTACACAGATCGCCAGGTGCGGAATTACTACTATGTGCAGACTCGCGTTGACTCCGCCGGGGACGAAGGGCCGCCGTCGGAAATATCCGACATGATTACTGTCATGCCGGGGACCTATGCGAGTTTGGCTACCGTATCGAAAGGCAGGCTCTACCGCAGCACTGGCGGATCGAGCGAGTTTCATCTGCTGGATGAGCTTACGGCGACTTATTACTATGACAAACTGCTGTACACCCAGGCCACCGCACTTCCGCCCTACGGCAATTACCCGACCGGCATGACGAAGTCCGGCAGCGTGATCCATCCGGCGCATTTCGCCGTGAACTTCAATGGTGACGAAGTGTGGTTCTCGGATTTTTACCGGTTCTGGGTATGGCCCGAGGAATACGTCATTCCAGTTGACAGCAGTGTCCAGGCTCTTGCGATAACCGGCTCGACAATAATTGTATTCACGCAGAATCATGTGTATGCGTTTTCCGGGTCGCACCCGGAATACATGAGCAAATCACTGGTGACAGACAGTCGCCCGCTGCTCAATCAGTTCGGCGTGGCCCAGGTTGACCAGCAGGTGTACTGGGTGTGCGCTGATGGTGTGGCGGCCTTCGGAGCTGGATCAGGAGCAGGACTTGTCACAGAGAGCCATTTTACCCGCAAACAATGGCAGGCGCTTACCCCGGCCAGTATGACGGTCAAATCTCAGGACGAGACAATTTTTATCGAGGGCGGTACAGCGAACATCCGCCTGGATCTCACCGAGGACCTTGCGCGAGTCTCGACATTTACAGCATTGACCGGCGTAAGCCTGACATGGCGCTCCCGTGAGTTCATCGCGCCCTCGCCCGTCGCCTGGGTGTATGTCCGTGTCCGCGCCGCCGGGTATCCGGTGACGCTGCGGCTGCTGGCCAACAGCGTGCAGGTTGCCGAGAAGACTTTGCCGGCAGATGAGATTTATGCGGTGCCGGTACTGCGGGCCGAGACGCGCTGGAGCTATGAAATTGTTTCCGCCTATACGGTGGATGAAGTGATGATCGCAACCCACCCCGTCGAGCTGCATTGATTATGAGCCTGCCGAAAGCAAACTCCAGACACCGACCCGCGCCGGACAATCCTATGGCGCTGGCCCGAATCGTGGAACACCTGCAGCAAAATGCAGAAAAACAGGCCAGCCAAATCGAGTCTATGCGCCAGGAAATTGCGGAACTCAGGCAGGGCGAAGTTGACATGAGCATTACGGCAATGCGCCGCCGCTTTGCCGACATCTCCAGGCAACTGTCGCAGCACGACGGACAACTGACTGCCTCTGCCGACAGCCTGCGGCAAATCGTAAAAACTTTACAAATGGTCAACGCAAAGCTAGTTTACAACACGACCTCCGAGACAATCCCGCCGTTCGCGGCAATGTGGCTACGCTACTCCCAAATCAACGACAACAGCTTGTGGGTCGGCAAGCCGTACAAACAGGGCATGGCGGTGCGTGAAGTCGTGTTCAACGGCCCGATTCCGATTGACGCGGCAAAATACGGGATCGGATACCTGCCCGGAACAGCACCCGGCATAAACGCGCTGACTACAGAAAGTGAACCGAGTACTCATAGTGGCGAAGTATATGGCACTCAGGCTAATTCCTGGGCGATGCTGCGCAATGCGGGAACTCAGTTCATGCAGATCGTGCGCCAAAGATATGAAGGCCATTTCTATGCCTGCATCATCGTGAACCCGAATGTTATATCGCAGCTTGGCTATGTGACAGACGCATCTGTAGAAACCCTGATTGCCAGTTACAGCATTGGGGGCGTGTCGTTCCGCGGCATCGGGCCCATCACGGTAAACGAAAACGCAACTGATTATCCACAGCAATATGTCAAGTTCCCCAACAACCCAGCCGTCGGTGAGCGCGTGTATGCGTTTGAGTTGCTGGTAATGCGCAGCCAACTGCTGGTGGCCGAGACGGAAACCTTTCTGTGGGTTGCATTCACCGGCTCGCTGTACTAGGACTAATGACGAAAAACTTTAATTTTCAGTTTCAGAACTGGCAGGAATTCACCGCCGATCCTCCATTTGATGATTGGCCAGCACTCGACTGGTCAACGCCAGCGGCTATATCGTGTCGTCAGCCGCTGCCCTACCTGGAGGCCATCAGGCAAGCGATGATTGGCGTCCATGTGACGATCAACTGGTTTCCTTGGGGGCAGAATTCAGACGCGCTGGCGGCGAAAGTCCGCAGTCTGCTGCCCGAAGTATGGTGGCGCCCCCTGTTCCCAGGTTTTTATCACATAAGGCAATGCGGATATAAACGATACCTGCATTCATTTTCCGACTATCCGGGAAAAATCAGCACCAGTCTTCCGTCATGGAAACATAACATCCTCGCCACACTGAGCAACGACGAAATCAACTGGAATACTCAGACTCTCGCGGAATGGCAGGCGCTTATTGTCAACCAGGGGCTTGGACACTTCTGGCACTTGCCAAACAGGCTTTTCCGCGCTCGAATTGCAATAGAAAGTCTCCGCGTGGCCAATATAACGTTAAGCAAGTCTCCGGCGGCAATTCCGCTGACCGATCCGGCGACTGGCAATGAAACCGTATATGAGTTTGTCGGACACCAATCGCTCGCCATCGACGCCTGTAAAGTGTACTACGGCGACTGGGAACAACCCCTAGGCGACCTTGCGTTGCCCTATGTGCATTGGCTGCCGGGCGGCGGTGTGCTGCCAGCACTATATTCATTCACCCAACTGCCAGAAGACGAGCGCGACATAAACAACTTCTGCACGACGTGGGGATGTTGGAAAAACAATGACGATCCCCACTGGCGTTTTCGGGCGATACCCACACTTGCTCTGACAGCCCCGCCTATCAACAACATGAGCATGGCAACAGATTATACTGCGCTTGTGCCCCTTAAATACCCACCGTGGACAGGGCAGCCCTTGCCGCATCCAGATTCATACATCAATGACTGGCTGACGCTGCCATGCGGCGGAGCATATACCAGCCCGCCGATGTTCGAGCAAAGCGCCACCTGGCCTGACGGTGATCAAGCGGGATGGTACGAGAAAAGCGCAGTCGGCTTTGTGTACAAGATCGACGATCCGACGTGGCCGTTCTGCATGTATCGCGACATATCTCCGCCAGCCTGAAAAAAATGTCCCTGCCGCGACCTGACAGAGCCTTTATTGTTAATGCAACAACAGAGGCTTGATATGTTACATCACAAACTCATCTTTTTAGCAGTTTGCGGCATGTTGTGCGGCACGGCCTGTGCCGGCAATATCGACGACGCAGTCGCAGCCGCAGACGCTTCCCTCCGCTTACTTTTCCCCGGCCTGTCTAATGTCCACGTACAATATCAGGTGGACGAATCTATGCGCAACGGTGGTGCCGCTGGCAAGTATTACCGCGGCTGTATTTCGCTGGCGCCGGAACTGGAAACGTGCCAGCCCGATGTCATCGCCTACGTGTACCGGCATGAATTCGGTCATGCAATATGGGAACAGTTGAGCATGGCCGACCGGCAGGCGGTATCACGCGACATCCGCGCCAGCGAAATCAATTACCACGAAAACGTCGCCGAAGTCTGGGCCAACCTGTTTGCCGACGTGACCGGGCTGAAGATGCGCGACGATCTCAGAGATGCGCAACGGATAATCCGCAGGAGGCTCTACCGGTGACTGCAACTGCCGCACACGATTGCGACGAGCGCCGCCTGATGGCAGCTGTAGCCGCCCGGAATGAGGATGCGTTTCACGCGCTATGGCAACAATATCGCCGATATGTCCGCACGGTCGCAATGAATATCGTCCAAGACGCAGACGTGGCTGACGAACTGGTGAATGACGTGTTTGCCAAAATCTGGCAACATGCCAACCAGTTCGCCGGCTCTGCCAAAATTCAGACATGGCTGCACTCAATCACCTATCGCGCCGCGCTGAATTGTATGCGCACCTCACAGAAGCGAGGCAGCCAATACTCGCTGATCTCAGGGCATCTGCCGACAACAGAAGATGACAACTGCTGTCTCTGGGATATGCTGCCAGACGCCGCTGCATCCACCCCGGAGCTGCGCGATGATCTGCGCCAGGCCGTAGCTGCCATAGCTGCGCTGCCGCCGCTGTATGCCGATGCGTGGTGGGCTGCGTGGGGCAATAACAGCGGCCCGACAGACGGACTGGCTGCGGGAACATACAGATCGCGACTATCAAGAGCCCGGGAGGCCATCAAATGCGCAGTATATGGATAACCGCAGCATTTTTACTGGCAGCGGCAGTAGCCGCTGGAGATGAGGACTCAGGCAGTTATCATGTGACCATGAATCCCGGCACAGGCGAAACTGTCCGATGGATGAGCATTGACTGGGACGAATCGGGCAACTGGCAGCAGTTTGATGAATCATGGACAATCCCCGACCCTGCCTGGACCCAGACAGAGCTGCAATGCTGGGGCACGCACTGGACGGCCGACGGCGACGAATACTACACGACCGAGCTGACAGCATCGCCGGACGAGGTGTTCTTCGATATGGCCGCCGCCGCCGGAGTGGCCACGGAAGGAACGGTCGGCAGCCTGGCCGTCGGCGAGTGGGGCTGGGACGCGGTGAACAGTCGCCTCTATGTTCGACTTGACGACAATTCCGACCCGAACGCCGCCGCAAACACTGTGTATATCCAGCCCGAAAACTTTTTCACGGCAACCCGGCCAGAACTTCATGCGGTAGCAGTAATCCATTTCGACGAGACCAGCGGCAGTATCGAGGAGAAAGTCAGCGGGACCATGGGTGTCCCGACCGGTATCAGCTATCAGGAGGCCGGCATCTGGAGCTACGCTGCTGGACTGGATTCCGGCGACACGATCATCTGGCCCTGGTGGGCCGACCTGGAGACCGAATCCATCACCGTCGCGGCATGGATCAAGCCGGACCTGTACAACGCCGATACACCAAGCGGAACAACTCCGATCATATCGCGCCCCGGCAGCATCGTCCCCTGGGAGATATGCCTGTACTCAACCGGCTACATGGGTATGCGCTGCTACGTCGATTCACAGTGGCAGGGAGCGACAGACCAGATCCGCATCGACAGTTTGATTAATGACGAATGGAATCTCGTCGGGTTCAGCTATGATGCAGCCACAGGCGTGCTGCTGGCGGCCTGCAACGGCACAGCCGTGTGGCATGAGGTGCTCAGCAACTATGCCGCATTGCCGACAGAACCAGTTAGCGGCCTGATGGTCAACTGCAGCGATCTGCCATTTGACATCGAAGAACTGGTGATTCTGCCGGTGGCAGCGACAGAAGTGCAGCGGCGCGACATGTATCTGCGCGGGGTAACGTCCGTTGTGATGCAGGTATCGCGGGACGGGGGCACGACGTGGACGGACGAGAACGGAATAGATGGGGGGTACATCTACGACCCTGCAAACCTGGACCTGGGCGCAGCCAGTGAGACGCTGCTGGTTGAAACGCGGCTGGCGACGGCGGATTACCGTTATGCGCCAAATGTCCGCGGCATCGATATTGTTTATGGCCGCTATCCTGATGATGCCTCGTTTGTCATACCGTCCACGGCGGCGGCGATCAGCGGCGGAATGCCGGTATCGCTCACGGCGGAAATGGGGGCAGACAACGAGGGGGAAGCTGCATTTAGACTCAGCCCGAACCGAGTGCTGTGGTATTACTATGACGAATCACTGGGACAATGGCGCCTGTCACCAAACAGCACCTACGGCGCAACAACAACGAACACTGCCCTGGAAATGCAGAACGCCATTACGTCCTGGATCGAAGAGTTTGGTGATGAGGATAATCTGTATGTGCAGTGTTTCCTATTGTCCACCGGTTACGAATATGTCGAAATCGACCAGCTCGGCATTGCGCATGTCGATGCAACGCTGGTCGTTACCTCGCCCGCGCTTGGCGCAATATGGGAATTTGACGACACGAAGACGATTACATGGAGTTCCGGCGGCAATGTGTCAGGCGCATGGGATTTGTTCTTCTCTGTTGACGACGGCGTATCGTGGTCAGGCATAGCCACAGGCGTGTCCGGCAGCTCCTACGAATGGACTATTCCAGCCGCGGCAGAATCTGCCGCCGCCAGGATTAAAATCGCCGACAGTGAAGATGCAAATATCGCAGACGTGTCTGATTCTATGACCATCATTCCCCCGGAAGTGCGTTTTGCGACGCCCTATGACCAGGAACGAATTCTCAGCGGAGTCGCCTATGACATCACGTGGATTGTGCGCGGCGGATTGAGCCTATCCGACAACTGCGTGATTGACTACAGACTGCCAGGCGGCAACTGGGTCGTGATTGCCGACGGCATCAACGGCATGGACCTGCAGCTGTCGAGCCCGTTCTCGGTGCCCGTCGTCAGCTATACAGACGTCGAAATACGATTCCGCGACCTGGACAACGAAGACTACACTGACACCAATCTGTTTGACATTGCCATGGGATATGACATATCTGTGCCGATTCGCACCTACGCGGGAACGTATATGTCCGTAAGCTGGCTGGCATCAGCCGGCCTGGCCGGTCAGGTGGATATTCTCTACAGCACGGACGACGGCGCTAACTGGACCTACGCCAAACGCACAGCGTCGGCCACAGGCGAGAATGAGTGTGATGTATTAATGCCAAACACTCCGGCAGCAGTGTCATTGAAGCTGCAGAACCCATGGAATAATCAAATTGAAGATGCCGCAGAATTAATTCTGGCGGGCATCCGCATATCCGCTCCGGCAGGCGGCGTGTCTGTCGCAGACGGAGATCCCATGACCATTGCGTGGACCAGTTACGGTGCTGGCAATGCCGTAGCTGTTGAATACGCCACGAGCGTGTCGCTGGGGACAGACCCGACTACGTGGGTTGTCATCGATGCTGCCGCGGCGAACGTGGACGGCAACAACAGTCTGGAGGTGACAATCTCGGCAATGGCAACCACCAGAGCGCGAATTCGCGTGCGCTCGCTCTCAGATGGGCAGTTAATCGCGATCAGTCCTGAATTTACTGTGACCCCATAAATACGGAGAACTGCAATGATGATAATAATACGACGCCTGGTTTGTCTATCTATCGCACTGCTGGCCGCAGCGGCCGCGGCGACGCCTACAGTGACATTTACAGTCAATGCGACGTCCGGCAACATGACGCAGGCCGGAAGGCTGGTTGCCGGGACGCAGCCAACGCTGGTATTTGCCCTTGCATCAGGAGCATGGTTCGATGGCGGTGTTTACAAATGCACCATCAAACCCCAGGACGACTACGAGACGGTCATTGCAATAGCCACAGGAGCCGCATTTCATGTTGACGGAGCACTGCTCTCGGTGGTCATTGACCTTAACACGACGGAAGCATTCAACTATCTGGGGGATGAACCACGGGCACCGGTAATGATCCACATATCAGACGCCACCGCAGCCTACAGCGTGGACTATTCGGTGACGCTGTGGAACAACGTCGAACGCCCCGCCGACACCCTGCCATCGTCAGCCGGACTGGCTTACTACACGGCAGATGAGGTCGATGCTCTGGTGGCAGCTATTAATGAGGGCATGGACCCAATAGGCGATCCCATCGATGGATGGACGGTGGAATGCGCCGACGACGGACAGCTGCAGCTCGGCAATGTGTCCGCAGCAGAACTGCTGTATCTGATCAACACCTACGCGGCGGGAACGACGTTGGCCAGCACCGACTACCTCCTGTTGTATGACGCAAGCGACGGAACCCACCGTAGAATCACTCTTAACACGCTGCTGACGTGGATCGGGGCTAACCTGCCATGAACGAATTTATGACTAAACTGACAGAACTGCGGAAGAATGTTGCGTCTGCCGGCACCAGAGCAATAGCTTTAGCTGATACGCATGGGCATGATCTCGAATTTATCGGCATGGAGCTGTTGGAGACCGCGCTGAAATTTGAAGAGATGCTGAATATGATCAAAGCATTGCAACGAGGACAGCACAATGTTCAACAAATGGAAAAATAAGTGTGGATACATTCTGCTGCTGATGACGGCAGTCACGATGCTGACCAGCTGCGTGACCAAAACGTGGTGCGTGACGCCGGACGGGCGCGTGTTCTCGTGTTCGGCAAACGGCAAAGTGGCTTCGACGTGGGAGTTCCCCGACGGAACCAAAGCGTCCATAGACACAAAATCCGACAGCCTGCTGGGACAAATCGTGTCCTGTGTCAGGCCAGACAGAACTGACTATAGAATAAGGAGTGACGCTGATGAAGACTAGATTATTTGCGCTGATAATTCTGTTGACAATCTCAATGACCCTGCAACTGCTGATGCTGATAAGCAGCGGATGCGCATTTTCCCGCAATGCGGAAAAGCCGGGATACCAGGCCGGACGAATCGCGGCGGTGACGTTCATGCTTACCGAGGATGTTCAATCGCCTTCCACTCGAACAGCTATTGTCATCGCGTACCGCGTCATCTGCGCGATCACCGACGGCGAAGTACCCGAAGACGTGGAGGACGACATCGATACGGCAATCGCCGAAGAGGTGGCGGAAATCGGCCGAGACCTTGAGTCCGAAAGTTCCGAAGTGCTGCAATCGCTGGCCGCACAAGCGCTGACGCTTATGCGCAACCGGATCAAAGCGGAACTCGGAGACATCGACGTGCTTGCCGACACGACAATACTCTCTAACTTTCGCGAGGGCATTGACGACGCTCTGCTGGATTATGGCTATCGAACCATCGAAAACGAACCAGCGAAATGAAAACCATCGATCAGCTCCCCATCATCACGATGCCGATTTCCCAATTCAAGTCGCTGGTGCTCGCCGGTGAGTTCTGGGCCGGAACGCACATGCTGACGATGAACGGTGAAGCCAAAGGGCTGAACAACGGCATCGCCTGGGCACAGGGCTGCGCGTTGAAAGACCTGGGAGGCGCAACCGACGCTCAGGTCGAGGCGGCCCGGCACTACACCCATGCGGCAGTCCTCTACGACGAGGACCACATCGCCGAGCTGTACAGGCCGAAGGCACGGTTCCGGGAGCTACGCAAACTGGTGGGGTACAGGGTTGCCCTGGTACTGCCCCGCGAAGAGGCGTTCATCCCGACGGGAAAGTCACCGGAAGACGTGATGGAGCTGGTGGCCAACCGCGCCGGGGAGGCGGTGATGCGCGGCGACCGGTACCCGGTCAAGGAACTGCTTTACTACCTGAAGTACGTGACCAAACGGTGGCGGCGGATCATTCCGTTTTGGCGCGACCGATCATTTTTTGAGATGTTCAAAGATCACCGCTATAACGTATGCAGCGGAGCTGTATGGCAATGGGATAGGCAGGCTGGACTGTTCGCGGATGCGAGCGGCACCAATGACGAATTCCCGGAGGCGTGGTACCCGGCCAGGTTTCTCGTGGATCGTCGGTTCTACGTAATCGGAATTTTTAACTTGACAAAGGGTTAACACAATGACGTTGACAAACGATGAGATAAACTCTATAGCCCAGGCGGTAGCAGCGCGATTGGAGATGCGCATGGAGACGTATATCGCTGCGCAGAGCGAGCGCTGCAAGGCGCATCACGAACAGACGTCGGATCACGCTAAAGAGCTGTATGGCAACGGTCGCCCAGGAATCGTTGCCGATGTGCAGGACATCCGCCTGATTGCGCGGATCGCCGTATTTCTGGCCGGCGGCGCCACACTGGCAGTGATCTCTGCCGTCACTGCGCAGCTGCTGCAATAATTCACAGCAGCACGTCAATCGCCCGGCGTAGGCTGGTCACGTCGTGGTTGTATATCTCGGCCACATCCGTCGTCCACCCCGCCAGCCGCCGAATCACCGCCTCGTCCACCCCGGCTGCGGTAAGACGAGTCCTGAACGAGTGCCGGAAACAGTGGAACGTCAAGTGCGCTCCGTCTGCGCGTATTTTCGCCCGACGGAGAATTTTTGAAAACCGCTTGCGGTCGCGATCCAAACTTTCCCTGAACTCCGGCAGCAACCAGTCACCGCCCGCGTCCGCAAGTTCTCGGATCCTGCCCGTAATCTCCCGATGAATCGGCACGGCGACCACGACACCGCTGCTCCGTCTGGTCTTCGACGGCGGTAGCACAAACATGTCGCCCTGGACGTGCTCTGGGCGCAACCCGTAAATGTCGCCCTGGCGCAAACCGGTGTACAGCGCGATCAGACACGCCTCTTCCCACTGTGCGCCCTCGTCCCGCGCCTGCTTGAGTATATCCTCGACCTCGCCGCTGGTGAAGGCCCGGCCATGACGGCTTTGGTTTTCGACCGACCGCACAACAGTCCAGACGTTCTCCGCCAAATCTGCCCTGACCAGTATCGTTGACCATATCGAGGACAGGTCGCCCTTGATGTTGTTGGCGGTCTTGTGCGCCAGGCCGGACTTCAGCAGGTGTTCATAATACATCGCCGCATGTATGCGCGTGAAGGCGTTGATCGTTGAGGAGGCCGTGTTGTTTTCCACCCACTTGACAAGCCGCTCCAGCGCAATCCTGCGGTTGCTCTGGGTCCGCTCCGCCACCCGGCGGCGCTGCTCCTGAAGAAACATGTCCCACACGCGACCCCACGGTACCCCCGGCGCGGATTCCCCGCGAATGGCCCGGATCTGATCGATCAGCCGTTCCGTTGGAATGTCGGTGGTGACCGCCTGCTGCAACACCGCCTCCACGGCGGCGGCTCGGTTCCTGTCCGTCTCGCCCGTCGATTGCTGAATCCGGGACAGTCCCCTTCCCCGGTAAATATAGACCCACCATACTTTACCTCTCCGGTAAAGAGCCATTTTGAATATTCCTATTTCAAAAGGTTGCCGACTCGTCTACAATTCGGCTACATATAATCTTGCTGCAATGATCCCTAATTTTGTCAGATTTGAGGCTGTTTTAGATGGCTACCCCACCTGGATTTGAACCAAGACTAACAGGACCAAAACCGGGAAAACCACGCACAACAGCTTCGTGGCGTTCCTATTTTAACACATGTTTACAGTATTTTCGTCTACAGTTCGTCTACAGTCAGATTACACCGCAGCCTTTGAGGATAAAAACGCAAATGGCTACGGCCCCGGCAAATTGCAATATCCCAAAACCGTACACCATAAGCGCCGTCAGACATCCGCTGTTCAGTTCTTTGCTCATTACTTGTTTCCTGGTTGATTGTGGTTGTCCAATATGCTCTGGCACATGGATTCTATCAGGGTTCGCTGGACGCTGGTCAGCTCATGCCAGATTTCCAGGACTCTCAGCAGCGGTTCCGAATCAATCTCGTAAATGCCAAGATCGTCATGCAACGTCTCGCCAGCCATCCCCGGCTCCAGGTCCACGCTGGTCACTCCGAGGGCCTTGGCTATGGACTGCAGACTGTATAGCCGGGGATGATCTATGCCTCGCTCATAACTGCTGATCTGCGCCTGTGATATGCCGCTTTTGCGGGACAGCTCGACCTGCGTCATGCCTTGACGCAAGCGCTCGTTTTTTATTCTGTCTCCAATGCTCATCACATGCCCCTTGCTCTTTAATAACTTAACGTACAATAAAAATATGAAAAAAGCAATACAAAGCACTTGACTGTACAGGAATTCCGTTATAGGTTATCCAATATTCACGGAGGACACTATGGCAATGGAGCAACAAATCTTGGCAATCCGCATGAGTCACAAGCTCAAGCGGGCTCTGGAGATAGAGGCCCGCAAGCGGGAATTGACCACCTCCAGCCTGGTCAGGCTGGAGCTGCAAAAATTTTTGCGGCAAAATAACGGAAACCCGATGGAGGACGCAAATGAGGACCGCGACGGTCAAGCAGATTAAACAGATGTTCGGGCTGCCGCCGCACATCACGCGGCGGCTGTACACCAGCGGCAGCGTACGCTGGTATAAGACCGGCGACGACCAGCGGGCAACAACGCTGGTCAATGTAGACGACCTGGAAGAGTGGATAGTAAGCAAACAACAGGGAGGACTGAAACATGACCATTCTGATGATAATCCTGGCGGCAATGCTGGCCGCGGGCTGGTGGGAAGCCCTGCATAGCATCAGCAGCAGGCCGCGCCGACGTGCGGTGCGGCATATATCGCGCCTGCCCTACATAAGCAAGGCGATGAATCAATAGTTCTGCCGGGCGGCTGGTCTTACCAACCCTCCCTCAAACCTCCCAGCCAGCCGCCCGGCCCTTTTCTCAGGAGAGCATCACCGTGGAACAGTTGCTGACCACCAAAGAAGCAGCGAGAATTCTCGGGATTAGCACGCAAACGCTATCCCATTGGCGGTATACCAAGGCCGTGAAGATCCCCTATGTGCAAATTGGATGTCATGCCAGATACCGCCAGGAGGACCTTGAAGCATTCATCAAAAGCAATTTTCGAGAGGGATAAGGCGTGGATCTGCGGCTTAAAAACAGAGTTGTACAGCGGATGCGGCGCATCCATGATGCGCTGGGCTTCACCCACGGGGAGATCGTCAGCCGCTGCCTGCGCCACTGGCACAATCAGGGCTGTCCCCGTGACGTAACAGAGCGGCAAAGCGAACCTACGACACGGGACAGCAGCCAGGTGGTGAAGTGTTCGGTGTTCCGCGGACTGACCGCCGGACTGTCCCACGCTGACATCGTTAGGATTGTGGAATGGCGGCTTGATATGATCGACGATCCGGCGCCCCCGGACGTGCCGGAACTTCAAGAGGGTATTGACTACAATGTGCCGGAGACAGTTGTTCTTGCCCGGTATCTCGCTTGCAGAGGGTAAATATGAAACATGGCTATATAAAAATATGGCGGTCTCTAGCCGACAATGACGCATGGCTGGCGGAACCTTTCACCCGCGGCCAGGCGTGGGTGGATATGCTGATGATGGCGGCTCACAGAAAGGCACACGTTAGAATACGTGGCTGCCGCGTTGATTTGGGGGTTGGTCAACTGGCGTTGTCGGAAGACCTTTTCGCGGATCGATGGAAGTGGTCACGCGGAAAGGTGAGAAGATTTCTTGCAGAATTGGAAAGACAAGAAACGCCGCAAATAATACAACAGAAAAACCACGTAACCAGCGTAATAACAATACTTAACTGGAACAAATACCAAGGCAACGGTACAACAGACGGTACAACAGACGGTACAACAGACGGTACAACAGACGGTACAACAGACGGTACAACAGACGGTACAACAGACGGTACAACAGACGGTACAACAGACGGTACAACAGACGGTAC